GAACCCGCCGAACCGTAAGCCTTCATTAAGGCGAACGGTGTAGGAATCCCCGCCCTTCAGGACGGGGAGGAAGTCAAGGCCGTTAGAGGTGACGCGGGTCATCTCCACAGGCGTCGCGTGGTCCGTGTCGGATCCCACGAGGACCTGCATCCTGTCGGCATGGGAGGATTGGCGGCTGGGGTGCTTCAACCGGATCTTGTACAGCACGCCGCCGTTGCCGGTGGACACGTTCTGGTAGATGCTGGTGTTGTCCTGTTGGGCGACGATCTCCGCATACGTGTTCTTGGTGTTGCGATCCTGCTGCAATTCGACCCTTGAACCGTTCTCGGTACTGGACCATGCGAACCTGGAAGAGTCGAAACCGGGGATCTGCCCGATCTTTCCGTACTTGGAAAGATCGGTGACGGACATGTTGTCCCAAAGCGTGCCGTCATCCGATTTGAGGAACGTGCGCAGATCGGCAGAGGTTCCCTGCTCGTTCTCCTGAATATCGGAGAACGAGGGGTAGGAGAAATCGCCATTAGCGAGGGAACCGTACCGGACGTTCTCGTCCGCCACCGTCCTCACCTTGCCGTCGGTCTCGGACGCCTTGCCCTCGGTCATGGAACTGATCTGGCTGGCCTTCGCCTTCGTGCCGCCGTTCGAGTCGTAGCTCAGCCTGTACGCGATCTTGAACGTCAGATTGTCGATCAGGTTGCCCTTGGTCGGGTCCACGGCGTTCAGGGCTTTGAAAGTGAACGTGCTGACAGGCGTGTTCGCCGGGATCGTGACCTTGCCCTCGTAGGTCGCCCACTGGCCGTCATGCTGGAAACGGTTGGTGTTGGTCGCGTGCGTGGTGATGCTCGTACCGGTCCAACCCTGTTCGTCACCCGCCTTGTTGCTGGTGACGCGGGTCATGGTCACGGGCTTGCCGTTGACCAAAGCCTGCATCGAGTCCGCGTGCTCCTTGGACAGGCTCGCATGGTCGAAACGCACCGTGTATACGGTGTCCGAATCATGCTGCGTGTCGATCTTCTGTAGGATCGCCTTGCCCCTCTCCGAGCCGACGATCTCCGCATACGTGTTGCCTGTCACGGAATCCTGCTGCAATTCGACCGCATTGGGCCGGTCGGTCAACCCGACTCCGCCTTGCGGCTGTCCGCCCTTTTGGTCCGAAGCCCAGCCGAACTTCGCAGCATCGAAACCGGGCCACTTCACCCACTTGCCGGTGGAATCGAATGTTGCCGGATTCTGTCCGGCGTTCTGGATGTATTCGCCGCTAGCGGGGTCCACACTTGTGAACCTGCCCCAACCACGGTCATCAGCGTATCCGCCACGACCTACCGGGCTGATAGTATCCCAACCGCCATCCAGCAGATAATCGAACGAACCGTTCACCAGTTCGGTGGGAAGGGTCTTGGATGCGACGGTCTCCACCGCGCCTTGGGTCGCGTCGGTCCTGTAGCCGATCTGGCTGGCCTGCGCTTTGGTTCCCCCGTTCGCGTCATAGTCGAGCCTGCGGGCTTTCGTGAACGCGATGTCGTCGATGAGGTTGCCGTTCCATGCGCTCTTCGACGACACGTTGCGGAACGTGAACCGGGTGACCGGCCGCCCAGCGGGCACGGTCACGGTTCCCGTGTACGTCTCCCATTGGCCTGTATGGTCGGAGTCCTCCCTGTCCGCGGGTTTCGGGTTGGACACCCTGGTGGCGATCGTGTCGGAGGATTCGCCAACCTTGTCGCCGTACCCGTTGGCGGTCACGCGGGTCATGGTTACCGGGGTCTCGTGGCCGGGAGCGCCGATGAGCACCTGCATGCTGTCCAGGTGGCTGGCGTTCAGGCTCGCGTGCCTGAGGCTGACGATGTACTGCACGTCGCTGTCGGATTCGGTGTCGATGTCCTGGTAGATGGCCGATCCGGCCTGGGCGGCCGTGAGTTCGGCGTAATGGTTGGAGCCGTCGTACCTGTTCCACACCTGCACGTCGCCGGCCTGTTCGTAGGGCGGGTTGCCTAGATCCTTGCCGGTCTGGTCGCTTTTCCATGCGAACCGTTTCGCGTCGAATCCGGCGGGCAGGGCGACACGGTGGTTGACGTTCCTGGAATCCTTGTAATAGTAGGATTTCCGGCTCAGGCTCACGTAGTTAAACGGGGAGTCGGACAGGCCCGCCCCGGTCCCCGAGTATTCGAAGTCGCCGTTGACGATCTTCTCTTGGCCTGCGGGCGGTGCGGGCGAATCCCGCACGGTCTTCACCTTGCCCCGGGTTCCACCGCCTGTCGTGTAGTCGATCTGGCTGGTCCGGATTTTCACGCCTCCGTTCGCGTCGTACGTGAGCTGGTAGGCCTTGGTGAACACGACATCGTCGATCAGGTTGCCTTCCGCGCTGTCGGGACGGCCGGCACTGTTCGAATCGGCCACGCTTTTGAACGTGAACCGTGTGACATCCTGTCCCCTGGGGACGAGGACCGTGCCCTCGTACGTGTCCCACTGGTCGTCCTGGCCGGTTCCCGTGGACGTGATCGTGGTGGATTCCTCGCCGGCCTTGTCGCCCGCATTGGCGATGGTGCGGCGCATCGTGACCGGCTTCTCCCGGCCGGGCGCGCCGACGAGCACCTGCATGCTGTCCCTGGCGTCCTTGTTGCGGCTGGCGTGCTTCAGACGGACCGTGTACATGGCGTCGGATGTGTTCGCCGTGTCGATGTCCTGGTAGAGGTATTTGCCCTGCGTGGCGGCCGCGATCTCGCCCCACACGTTGCCCGTGCTGCCTTTGACGGCCGTCCTAAAGCGTTGGACTTCCACGATCCCTCTGTGCCCGCTGACGGAATCATTGGATTTCCAGCCGAATTTCACGGCATCCCAGCCGTCCACCTTCGCCCATGGTTGCTCGCTCGAGCCTTCCATGGCCATGCCGTTGCCGTCGACGAACGAGAGGTACTGCCAGCCGCCGGAACGTTTGTCGACGATCCGGTTGCCGAACGTCTGGAAATCGCCGTTGACCAGCTCCTTCGGATACGATGTGCTCGCGGCCGGATGGATGGTCATGACCGGCAGGCCGGTCACGTCCGCCTGCGCGGTGCCCGCCATGAGCATGCCTCCGCCGAGAAGCGTGGCCGCGGATGCGATCAGTGCGGCGGAACGTTTCAATATGCTGTGCATTGTGTTTTCTCTTCCCCTGAATCTCATGTTCGGCATGGTTTTGGAAAAAAGGTATTGAGCGGGACGTTCGACGGGTTTTCGTTTTCCGACGCACGTCCCGCGTCATGGTCTCTCTTGGATCAGGCGAGACCGTTGCCGGCCAGATTGACTGCCTTGCGACGGTTCTTCAGGCTGCGTTCGGCGAGGACGATTCCACTGCCCCACAATGGGCAGGAGACCGCCAGCCAGAAGGCGAAGGCCAAGGCTCCACCGGTCTGCGGCAATTGGGTCAGGTTGGTGATGTTCTTGACTTGGACCGTGTTGTTGTCGATACCGGTGGTCAGGCCCGGCTGATCCTTGCCGGCGAACCTGATGGCGGTGCCTGCATCGTCGATGGTGACGGTGAAGCTCGGCTTCGCATAGGAGGCATAGCCGGCGGGCTCCTTGGTTTCGGTTACCGTATAGGTGCCGTAGCCGAGACCCTTGAATGCGATAAGACCCTTTTGCGCGGCATTGTCCTTATGGTCGACCTTGCCGTCGTTGTTGGAGTCACCGGTGGTGAATGTGGTCGCGGAAGCCTGGTCGGCGGCTTCGGACCATTCGCCGGTCGTCGTATCCAGCTTCAGGTATTTGTCTCCGCGTTGGATCTGGAATTCAGCTCCATCCACGAGCGTGTTCACGTCGGCTGCGCTCACCTTCTTGAGGGTGAAATCGTAGGATTTCAGGTCAACCTTGTCGCCATTGGTGACGACGGTGTAGTGGGCTCCGTCCTTGAAGATGGCGGTGCCGGAAACCGAGTTTTCGGATGGTTTCTCGGCCGTGGCCTTGGTGACGACGCTCTGGTAGGTGATGGTGATCTTCTTGCCGCCCTGCGTGGTGATGAGCTTGGTGGCGTTCAGAGCCCAGCCTCCGGCCGGAACGGTGATATCCGGGTCGGCCGGGGTTCTGTCTTCCTTCTTGAGAGTGGCGTCGCCCGGCAGGGCTTTCGCGCCGTGCTGGGTTTCGCCGTCGTAGATGACGGTATCGGCGGTCACGTCAGTGGCAGTCCCGCTCAAAGCCACCTTCAGGCTACCTTTCACGTATTCCTGTCCGGCAGGGGCATCGGCGAGCTTGAATTTGACGGCCGTGTTCGGAACAGTCACGTCGATGGTGTGGGTGACGGTATCACCCACGGTCACGGCCACCGGGTCGGCGGCATCACCCTGCTTGGAGACCTGTCGGCCGTCACGGTCCACGACGACCTTCTTGTCGGTTGTCACGCTCTTCGACTTGATGACCGCGACGCCGAGGGTTCGGCCGGGGGCGCCGCTCATGGCGGTGCCTGCACCGGATTTTGTGCCGATGATGATCGGGCTGCCTGCGGAGTCGGTGATGTAGTAGAGGCCTTCTTTCGGCACGGTGATGTTCAGGGTGGCATCCTGCGTGGTCAGGTCGGCTCCGCCCGTGACGGTGGCCGGCTTCCTGCTGGAGGCGTTGAGGGCGGCTTGGATGTTGCTCAGCTGCTTGGCCTGCTTGGCCATGTCGATGGCGGCGATGCTGCCTGCGGCATCGTATCCGCCGACCTTGGTGATGTCGTCGGACGTGTCCTTGTCGTAGCCGTTGGCGATGGTGATGGCGTCATCCGCCCATGCGTTGGATTCGGTGGTGCCTTGGATTCCGAGGCTGGAGATCTGGTTGCCTTTCAGCACCACTCCGGTGTATGTGCCTATCTGGTAGACGTTGAACGTGTGTCCGGCCAGGCTTGCTCCGTCTGCGCCTTGCAGTGTGATGGTCGTGTCGGCTGCCATTGCGGATGGGGCCAGTGCTAGGCCGGCCAGCATGCTCGCGGTCGCGCAGGCCATTGCCGTCACGATCATTGGCATGCGCCGTGTCGTTTGGTTGTCTTTCATTCCAGTGTTTTCCTTTCCTTGTTTGCACGTCCTGTCGAGGACGGGGAACGACCCCACACCGGTAGATGCGGCATGGTTGGCATCCAACGGGTCAAATCCGGCGACTTTCACCGCGGACGGCCTGTATCTGCCCGGCTTCAGACCGAACCCGCTTATCGGTTTCGGCGTACGGCTGATGGGAATGATCGTCTTCGTTTCCTTCAACGTACATGCAAAATCGGTTGATTCCAACATTTTCTCGGTATTTACCAAAGTTTTTGAATAAAAAAAATAGGGATGCCTTTCGGCATCCCTTGTTGATGTCATGCTATAGGAGCCGGTTTGCAGGAGGGTCCCGCATGGCATCAAGATTCAACGTGGGGTTTGGCAGGGGAGGGTATTTGCTTCTCCTGCCAAACCTTCGATGGGTGGTCAGGAGTTTAGCGGCTGATCGGATGACGCTTCGCTGTCATCGGCTTCCGGGGCCGGGGTCTCGTCTGTGGCCTTGCCCTTCGGCTTGCGGACAGCGACCGTGATTCCCAATGCTCCGCCGATGATAGCGAGGATGCCGATGAGCCAGCCAACCCAGCCGATTCCCACGCCGGTGGAGGCGAGCGGGTTCGCGCCGTTCACCGTCGGCTTGGAAGTCGTGCCGTCATTGTTGTTCTGGCTTTTGTTTCCGGCATTGTCACCAGGGTTGGTGGTGGCTCCGCCATCATCCTTGCCTTGGTATTCGAACGTCCAAGTGACGGTCGTGCCGTCCTTGGAAGCGGCGAACACCAGCTTCGAATCGGATGCGGTCTTGTCAAGCTTCCAATCGGACGGGACGTTCGAGATCTTCACCTCGGCGCCCGTGGCGACCCTGTAGGTGCCGGATTTCGTCGGGTCGAAGCTCGGGAGCGGTTTCCCGTCGACGGTCGCGGTCACGCCCTTCAATGCGTCCACGCCCGTGGCGGGCTTGTCCGGATCGGTCGTGGAATCGTATGTGAACGTCCACGTGACGACGGTGACGTCGCCCTTCTTGATGTCGTAGGACAGGGTGCCGGGTTTCGCGTCAAGATTCTTATAGCTCGCCCAACCGTCGGGCAGGCCGGAGAGTTTCACCTCCGCGCCGTCGGGAACGGTCCATGTGCCGGTCTTCGTCGGGGCGAACCCGTCGACCGGTTTCCCGTCGGCCGTGGCGGTCACCCCCGCCAGTTCGCTTGGATCGGCCTTGTCCCCGGTGCTCGGCGTGGTGGTTCCGTCATCGTACTTGAACGTCCAGGTGACGGTCACATCATCCTTCGTGCAGGTGAAGGTGAGCGTGCCGGTCTTCGAATCCGCCTTATGGTCGAGCTTCCATCCGTCGGGCACGTCGCCGATCTTCACCTCCGCGTCGTCGGGCACGGTGTATGTGCCGTCCTTCACCGGATTGAAGTCCTTGACGGCGGTGCCATTGGCGGTGGCGGTCACGCCCTTCAGCTCGCCCGGATCGGCTTTGCTGCTCGCATCCTGTGAGGCGGTGTGCAGCGTGTATGCGACGGTGCCGCCGCTCTTGCCCTTGATCGTGACCCGGTATGCCATGTCGCCGGAGGACGGCTTGTCCTTCGCGATCTTTCCGTCGACGAGCCAGCCGGTGTTCGCCGTGTCGATCTCGAGCGGCGCTTTCTGGGAGGTCAGGTCGGAGTTCGCGGTGGGGATCTTGCCCGCGACCGTGTCGAGCGATGATTCCTTGACGCCGTAATAGTCGGTGGTGGATGGGTCGAACCCGTCGATGCCCAAGGCGGATGTGATCTTGTCGAGGGACGCCTTCTCTTCGGCGCTGAACTTGTCGAGCGGATTCGGAGCCGTCGAACGGGCCGAAATCGACGAGGACGGGTTCCCCGATACCTGATCCGCGAAAGCGGTGGGCAACACGATCATGGGGCTTACGGACAGGGCCAGGCCAAGTGCTACGGCGACAATCCGTTTTTGTTTCATCATGTTCTTTCCTTTTCTTGTTTTTTTTTGCCCGACATTTCACGCCGAGTCAGAAAAAAAATAATGGAAGGCTTGCGGCCTGATGTGGTCGCAAGCCGTTGCTATTAGAAGCTGCGTCCGCGCTGGCGCCGACGTGCAACGAGTCCGAGAACCGTTCCCATAGCCATCAACGCCATCGACAGGAACGCTACGGTTCCGCCGCCGACGCCTGTGGAGGCGAGTCCGAGCGCGTTGTTCCCGTTGCCGCCGAATGGTTTGCGGGTGACATGCACCTTGTAGGTGGTCTTGACCAATCCGTCACCGGATGTGACGGTAATGGTGGCGTCCGCACCCTTCTTCTCGGTGCTGACGGTCATGCCGCTTGCCTTGTCGTACTGCGGGGAGACCATCCATTCGTCCGGATCGTTCACGGATGCGTTGTACTCGTGTCTGGCCGGGTCGAAGCCCTTGACGGCCGTACCGTCCACGAGGATGCCGGTGAGCTGCGCCTTGTGCGTGGCCGCCGTGATGTAGGTGACGGTGTACGTGTGTTGCGCGAAGGTCGAACCGTCCGGCGCGAGCACGTTGACCGTGTACGTGTAGGTCATGCCCTCATGTGCGACGGTGACGGTCGTGGATTGCCCGTTCTTCGGCTCATAGGCGAATGTTCCACCCTCGGGAATCTCGTAGGAACCCTTGTCTGATACGACGTATTTGTCGTCCTTGCCGGTGTAGCCGTGCGATGCAAGATTGGTGTCCTGCTGGCTTTCCGGGTCCACCGTGGAATCCTGCTTCGCTGGGTCTGCCGGCTTGAATTCGGTGACGGCGGTTTTCACCGGCCTGGTCACTGTCAGACTGTAGGTGCGGCTTACGCCGGTTGCGGTGTCGGTGACGATCCATTCCTGGCGGGTGGATTGCGCGTTCTGCGTGATGTTGCCGCCCTTGATGGTGACTCCGTCAGGCGCTTCGGGCAGCACATATGGGCTTGGATCCTTCTCCCCCAGTGCGAGCACGTAGTCGAGTCGGTTCGGGTCCCAGTTGTCGATGAGCTGGCCCTTCGTGTTCTCGCCGGTCTTGTTCACGTACAGTCCGGTGAGTTTCGCAGGGGAATCTGCTTTCAGGTCGGCCGGCTGGAATTTCACGTTAACCGTGTAGTCGGCTCCGTTCACGTTCACCTTGAGCACGCGGGAGGCTCCCTCTCCGAGCGCGAGCGTCGGCTTGGATGCCTGGGCGTCGACACCGTGGGTGAGGCCCAGCGTGTAGCTGTCGCCGACCGCATCGGCCGGTAGGGTCAGCGTGTATTCATGGGTGCTGGGGTTGAATTTCGCATTGAAGTCTTTGGCCCCGTCGTATACGGTGGTTTCGCCTTTGGCGTTGGTGCGGGTCACGGTCAGGCCGGTAAAGCTCTTGTCCTGGGCTCGATCCGCGGTGACATCCACTTCCACCGGCACGGTGACGCTTTTCCCGCTGGCGCCATCCTGGATGGTGACTTCGCCGGAAGCCGTTCCGGTGAGGCGTACGAACTTGCTGGCGGTGTCGCCGGTTCCCTTATCGACAACCTGCACGTCTTTGCCCCATTGGATGGGCAGTGTGGTCTTGATGCCGGTGAGGGTCACCGTGTCCGTGCTGGGCTTGTTGGATTCGTCCAGTGTCGGACCGGCGTAATCCGCATGGTATTTTCCGCCGTCAACCTTGGTGAGTTCCGTTTCGGTGCCGTCCACGGTCACCGGGGTGCCCGAGGTGTAGGCGAACGGCCGTGTTACGTCGAATGCCGGAGTGTTCTTCGTCGCGTCGGCGGCCTGCTTGTAGACGGCGGTGCCGGATACGTTCAACTGGCCCAGCTTGTCGCCGGATTCCACGGTGACGTTCTGGTACTTGGGTGTCAGCGTGATGGTGGTTGTCCCGTCGGTGACGGTGATGTCGCCCGGATAGGAGGCGACTTCGGGCAGGACCGCGGATGCGGTGTCACCGTTCACGTCGAGAGGGTATGTCTCGCCTTCAACGGCGGCGTTCCATTGGGCCGTTTGGTCTTCGACGATTTCATAATCCGTGACGGTCAACGTGAACTTGGGCGCGGAATCGTCGGCGTTGGTGTAGACGACGGGGCCGCTGATTTTCCCGTCCGTAGGTTTCTGGCTGGTGGTCAGAGTGGTCTGGGACTTGTCTGTGCCGGACACGATCACCTGGTTTTGGAACTTGCCTGTGACCTTGGGGACGGTTGCCGTGTAATCGCCTTTGCTGTCCTTCGTGAAGTTGACTGGCGTGCCTGCCACGGTGGTCGTGTATTTGACTTCCTGCGTGGCTTGGGCGGCGCTGGTGCCGGTGTTGCCGTTCGCGGTGTTTTCGTCGGCGGTGGCCGTCATGACGCCGGGCCCCGCCATGCCGAGGGTCAATGCCGCGACGGTGGCGATGGTGCCCGCATTGCGCAGACCGCTGCTGTTACGTTTGGTCATTTCGAGGGTTCTCCTTGCCTGAGTTTTCTCAAACAGTTCCCACTGTAACCTCAGGGTTTGTAATTAACCGGTTTTTTATTGAAAATAACCGATTTTCTTCCGTTGCCGCATGGCCCGGCATCGACGGCAACGGAAGCGAAGTCAGCCGACCGTCGCATCGTCCGCGGTCCAACCCATCAGCTTCAAAGCATCAGACACGTGGCTTCCGGCGCATTCGAGATCCTTGAACGTCTGACGTACGAGCTCCCGGACCTGCGGGTCGTCGAAATGCTGGCAGTCCAGCATGGTGCGTGCCAGTTCCGACGTGTTCATCGCATAATCATGCACCAGTCCCAGCATGTCTCGCTTCTGGTCCTCAGTCAGCTGCTCGTCTTCCAAGTCCGGTTCGCCGTAGTCGAATTCGTCCACTTCGCCCGGTGCGTACTGGAATCCGACCGGAGGTGTCGGCATGTCCGGTTCATGCCCTTCGCGCTGCCTGTCCAGCCATGCGTTCCAGAACTCCTCCCCCTCCTCGCGCGTCACGTTTTCGGGAAGGTTGTCCAAGAAGGTGTCTCGGATTGTTTGTGTGGTGATGTCTGCCATTTGTTTTTTTCTCCAATCGGTTTTTTCTGATGGCGTTTTTTTGATTCGATGTTCTTGCGATGTCCGGGGGGCTATTCCGCCCGATGCGGCCGAGCCGAGAGTCCGCCGATGATGCTTTGGACGACGGTCGTGACCGGGGCCGGATCGCGTGGATCGGGGTTTCCCCCCGGCCGTGTCTGCGGCAGGCTTTTCGTCGCCCCGTCCCTCGGGCCGCCCAGCATCGGGTGACGGGACAATTCCAACGCACGCTGCACCGCCTGCGTGGCGGGACGGCCACGGCCCAATGATTTGAGCAGAGAGCGTCGGAACTGCCACATCTCGTCGGGGTCGGAAATCTGGTTCTCCTCCATCAGCCGGGTGATGGTCGCCTCCGATGGCATCGACTGCCGTCGTTTCCTTCTCACGGCGAGGTTGATATCCCCCACCGTCATCCATTCGCCGTGAGGATGCAATGCGTAGAATTCCCGTACCGCGGCGTTGGCCTCGTCGAACGACACCGATCTGGCCAGCTCCTCGTAGAAGCATTGGGCCTGCGCGTCGCTGATTGGCGCGTTCCCGTGATGTACGTTGATGCGGCGCAGCACCTGCAGAGCTTCGTTAAAGTTCATCGAATTCCTCCTCTCGCGGATGGGCTTCGTCCCAGGTGGCGGCCCGCGCCTGTAGTTCCTCGTTGTGCATGTCGTTCAGCATGCTCTTCGGCAGCCTGCCGTTCACCGGCAGGTTCTCCGGGTGTAGCGCGATGTTGTTGGGGTCGCGCCCCATTTTCAGGTTTTGGATGTCCCGTTCGAGCCAACGCCTGTATGTGGCATCCCAGTTGGCGCTGCGGTGTTCGGGTTTCTCCTGCGTGTAGTAGGCGACGAACAGGGTGACTTCGCGGATCAGGTTGACTCCCGCCTTGGCCGTGGCGATGCGCAGTTCGGGCGAGGGCTTCCAGTCGGGAGCCAACACGGTCTGACGGGCCGTGGGCTTCTTCTCTTTTTTCGGAACTTTTCTCTTCTTCGAAGAAACCGCGGAAGGTTTCTTCTGAATCGGAGAGGTTTCCTCGACCCTGCTGGAACTCTGAGAAGCTTCGAAAGAAGCGTTCTCGTTTTCAGGCTCTGAGGCGGACTTGTCCGCCGATTTTTCGTTTTTTGCACGGATAGAGGAATTAGGTATTAGGTATAAGGTATTAGGTATAAGGGGAGAATATGAATCGGATTGGGTATCCGATACCCCTTGAGATGCCCCATCTGATGGGGTATCCGATACCCCTTGAGATATCCCATCTGATGGGGTATCGAATGAGGTATCCCGTAGGGGAGAGAAAGAGCTTTCCTGATACCGTTTGAGAGCGTCGGATACCGCTTCTTCACCTCCTGACACAATTCTCCGGGGGTCGATTGATGGCAGGCCAAGCAGGTCCCTAACCTGATCCCATCCCTGCCAGTCACGCTGCTCCTTGTACAGCCGCTGCAATTCGAAAACGATGACTCCACGCAGTTTCGACGAAGCTGTATCCGTGTAGCTAGAGCGAACAGCGATGGCTGTCTTGCTGCTTTTGAGAGGCGCGTCGTTTCGCAAGAAGGAACGTATCAGCACTTCATCGGTGTCCTCGTCTCGTACGATATAGAGTTTCTTCTCCAAGACGACGGCATCGGCTTCTATCGTCTCGACAGTCATATCCGAAGCGTTGACGGCAAGCTTTTTAGGACGCCAGTCAACGACGCCGCAGAGATTGGTCGAAAGTTTCAGCAGCAGCAGGAGATACAGGTTCTGCTGCGAACGTGTCAGGCATCGCCAGCTCGGATCGTCTAGGATGGCCCGATGTATTAGAGCATATTGCCTCATATAAGTTCCTTAGCGATGGACCAGTGCTACCGCTCGTTCATGGCCGGCTTTATCGTGAACGCGTCCGCCATGATTTCGCCTGGCGTGTAGCCGGTGGCCGCCCCGTATCGTTCAACATCCCCCAGGCTCCATTCGAGATCGCCCTTGCGGTGGACACGCACGTAGCGTTCGGATTTGTCGATGATGCGGGCGACGTCGTAGTTCGAATGTCGGTTGATTCCGATAATCGCGTTTATCCGGTCGCGGATCGCTTTTCCGGTTTTTGATGGTGTTTCCTTGCGGTTTGTCATTTTCTGAAAAGGTCTCCTATGTATCCGTTGCGTCTATGTGGGCGCAATTAAGGTTATACAGGTGCGTCCATGTAGGCGCAAATAGTATCGGCGTGTCGGTGTGACGCATTAAATAGACGCAAAAGCTGTAGAATAGAGACATGGCAACGAAAATCGAGGTCAGCGAATTCGCTCGACGAATCAACATCGGCGTCAAATCCCAGATGGGCATACGTCGTTTATCCAACCGTGCGTTGGCGCGTGGAATCAAACGCAGCGAAAAATACGTCCGAGAACGGGTAAACGACGAGCAGGAATGGCGTATAGCCGACCTCGAACGCATGTGCGAGCTTTGGAGGATGACATTCGGCCAGCTGACTTCATATGTCGATTTCAAAGCCGACCATTCGCACCCCGAAGCCACGGGAGCCGACTCGATCTCCTCGTATCAGTTCGTCGCGGTCATGGATGGTGATGATATCGTTCAAATCCTCGACGGATCGTCATCCCCGCCACTCGTCAGCGACGAAGAAAGACGGCCAATACGGAAACATTCCCCGTCAACCGAAATTGAATCCGGGAACGCAGGTGAGGGTGCCACTAGGCCGGACTCCCTCACCGATGAGGAGCGTAAGCGGATCGTTTTGGAGAAACTACGTAGGGGCGACGTGTCCCTGGCGGCGAACAAGGATCCGCATAAGCTCGCGGAAATGGAAGGCGGCGACGGCCGCTAGTGACGACTGCTTGCCCCCGTTCTGTCAGAGTATCCTCTTCTCGAACCGATTCAATAGGAGGATATTCAACCGTGCTGACGGCCGCACCATTCGACCGCCACATGCCCATCAACCGTGGCATGACCTATGAACAGATGCTCGATGCCGTGGAAACCCAGCCAGTCCACGTCATCGAAGCTACACTTGATGATGACACTTCAGGCCTCTACTGTGAGGCTGTCCAGACCATAATCATCGACGAGCACATGACCGACGTGCAGAAACGATGCTCTCTCACCCATGAATTGTTCCACTGGCTGCACGCCGATGATTCGCATGCGGAATACGGGAAAAGCCATGCCGAATGGCGTGTGCGCCGTGAAACCGCCATGTTTCTGATCGACCCTGCGGACTATGTGCAGGCCGAACGGGAATATGATGGCGAGATCTATCAGATGTCCTGTGAGATGGATGTCACGGTATTCCTTTTGGAGGACTACCGTCGGATTTTGGAATACCGCCAACCGATACACGACTGAGGAGAGGAGACATAAACCATGGGGCATCTTGACCCGTTTTTCCAGGAGCTGAACGGCATAGGAATACTGGCGCTGATCGTCACCATCATCGCTGTCATAGTCCGCGTGGTTTTCTGCAAGACCATGCGGGCCAGAATCTATACGGGCGTGTTGGGATTAATATCCGCGATCGTCATGTCGCTGGGTATTGATTATGCGATACGGCCATTCGCCGGTACTGGTGAATCGACTGCGACGAATGGACTGGGGTTCGTCCAGCTCATGATAGGTGTGGTTATCGCACTTATCGGAGGTGCCGTTTTGCGCGGCATCCTGAGTCATGACGATGGCGAACCACAGCCGACAAGCAATTCCCTCATTATGGACACGCAGACGGAGCTGAACCGTCTTGCACCCCGATACGGACTGGTGGCCGCCATGAGCAACGAGGACTCCTATTATGGCTGGTTCATGATAGACCACGACAACGGCGGCTCCCCCGACCCGTTGTATGAAGCCAGCCTCAACGCGAACCTGCAACAGGAACGCCAGCTCGGGAAACTGTACGGCGATCCGGGTTCCGGCTTGGACTATTCCGCTTTCGGAAACACGGCCGTACAGGCCGGCCAGCAGGGCGAATCCGCATTGGCCAGAATCATCGCCTACATGCAGCTCAACGTCATCTCCTTCTGGTCCTTGTACGGGCTCAACGAGAACCGCCAGCCCATCAACGCGGACATCGACTGCGTGCTGGTCGGCATAGACCCGCAACAGCAGGTGCATGCCTGGTTCGTGGACGCGAAGAACTACAAGGGCGGCAGCGACACCAAATACGTGAATCTGGATCCACGAAACCTGGTGCGCATGAGCATCAGCCGTCGAGCCCTCATCAAAGGCTCGGACGGAACACCCGTGGTCAAGATGAGCGAGAACATGGCAACCCAACGCGATAATTGGGCGTCCACGCTCGAAACCTATCACGTGGCGGCCCAATGGATGGTCTGCATGGTACCGGGTGGACATAACGGCAACCCGGATGTCAGCGAAGCCGTCTGGCCGGGCAATGTTCGTGTCGTGACGCCTGGACAGTTGGTTGCGGAAATCCAATCCCTGAACCTGCTGCCGGTGGACAATATTCCGCCACGTGTCGTCAGACTGTTCACTTCTGCAGTCAAACAACAGGCTCCTGCGTCAGCAGCGCCGGTGACGAGCACTGTGCCGATGCCTGTGACATCACCCGTTCCAGCCCCTATCCCCCAGCCGGCAATAACGAACAACTGCCCCAAATGCGGTCAGCCATTGGACGGACAAACCAACTTCTGCCCGAACTGCGGCACACCGCTCAACGCCTAATCAGGCGGTCAGGCTCTTTTCGTTAAGGATTGATGGTTTGGTATCCAGTTGGGCGGATTCGAATTTTTCCGCAGCTTCTCTCTGAGAGGGAAACGAGTATCTGGTGCGGGTTTTGCAGTATGGGCAGCCGACCCGCCACCATGTTTTTGTGTGGGTGATTGGGCTGATGGCTTTCCGATATTCGCCTTTCATTCCGCAGTTAGGGCATAGTAGCGTCGTGTCGAACACGTCAACGTATTTGTCGCCCATGCGATCCAATGTCCGTTGCATGGCCAGGGTGTCCACGAGCTTCGGGTCGAAGCCGAGCCTTTTGACCTGCTCCGCGCTCCAATGTGCTAGGTGCCGGAGGATTTGCTGTTCGATACCGTATTGCGAATAGTGGTAACGTTTGCCGGTTTTCAGTTCGATGAAATCGTCTTCGTGGGCGAAGTCTCCGGCGCAGAACCGTTCGACGGCTTCCTCTCTGCTTTTGCTGGGGAAAATATTACAGGCGATGCACCGTTGGTTCGAACAGGAGCAGAAGTACGGGTGGCACCAGAAGCCGTCCATTTGTCCGTCACGTTCGCCACCGTGTATGAACCCGAGGGGAAGGAACGTGTCGCAGTCATGCGGTTCCGCATGACCAGTGGAGCAAAGCGGGCACGGATACTGTTCGCGCATTATCTTCGCTTCGGCTTTCCTCATGCTACGTTCCGCGGCATCCACCGCATCCTGCTCCGCCAGACGTTTGGCGATAGGCTCGTTGATCTGGCGAACGATATCGACGGGCAAACCGGTCTGCTTGGCGACGGATTCCACCGTGGAACGACGCGACTGGAGCAGGTCGGCTGCTCGTTCGGCTCGACTGTGATATCGGGGCATGGTCAGACAGGGTCTTTTGCCAGATGGAAGGCGACTGCGATGATTGCGGCCAGCATGATGCTGAGGCTGATAAGGATTGGATGTTTCAAGATTCTTTCCTTTTGCTAGTTTTCAAGAATGATTTGCGTGCCACTGAAGAATGCGAGACGGTCTGCTTCACGGATTTTCTTCGGATCGGTCACATCACGCATGAACTGTTCCCTGAAGCGCCGGTATTCGGCATCGTATCCGGAACCAGTGTTCTTCTTCTTTTGTGCCGGTTTCTGTTTCGGTGTCGGCCGACCTTTCTTGGAGGAGAGTCGTTCTCGGCGTCGCTTGTCTGCTTCGACCACACGGTTGATCTGTCTGGCACAGGAGACAACCGTTTTCCTGTCACCTACCAGATGAGAGGATACGGCTTTACGCCGCAGTCGTCCGATATTCCGGCAAGCGTCAGCCGACAGTCCCGGCAACAGTTCGAACTCGTTTAGATACAGGATTCCACCCAGCAGAGTGAAAGGTGCAATGCTCTCATTGGCTTCCGGCATCAGCATCTTCCTCCTCTTCAAGTCCAGTCAGCACTCCTGCATAGGCGTCTTCGATTTGCTGGCACCACTGTTCCATCGTCGTATCCAAGGAAATGAACATGGTCGGAGTGAACCCGCCGGTCATGTATTCATCAACGACTCGTCCCGCCAGGTCAAGGTCATACAGTTTGATTTCACCGATCAGCCTATTGTCCCGGAAGAAAGCCAAACGTCGTTGCGAATATTCCACCACACTCATGCCGCTGATAGCCCAGCCGTTCAACCCGTTACAGGAACAGGCCAGAGTGTGTTCGTTCTCCTCGACGATCTTCCAATCATCCTCTTTGACGATTGTTTTTAATGGTTCGTAGAATTTGCTCAAATTTTCTCCTTAATGACATTCCGGGCACAGCCACTCGTCTGTGGCGCAGTCCCATCCGTTTTCAATGAGTTCGTCATGATTTCCCATTGCTGTTTTCCCGCATTTGCTGCAGGTCAGATGCCAGTGTTGCGGACAGTAGTGGTTTTCGTCTCCATCCAATTGCCATCCGTCGGAACTGGCGTCATCGTCTGCGTCGTCTTTGTCTGTGTAATAAGTGCTGCCGTCTTCGGGGTCGTATTGTTCATCGCATTCGTCGCAGTGGATTGCGACGAATTTCTTCTCGTTGAAACTCATAGCGTCCCCTGTTCTTGCGTCATGTCTCGGATGGCGTCCTCGAGCAGGCTTCTCGCGGCCTTGCATCCTTGAATGTATGCGCGGGATGGTTCCGTTCGGGCGTGGGCGTCGCTTGCATGTTCGAGTTTGAGTTCGCTGGAGATTCGTTTCCCTGCTTCGGTTTCCGTTTTGGCCAGCAGTTGGCGATCATGCTCGGTAAGCCAGGCGTCAAACAGTTCGGCTACGTTGGAGAATTGCGGGTTTGCCGACAGTGAATAGAAGTCCTCCGCGCCGTTTATGAAGATTTTCTTGGCTTCGCTGTCCGTCAACGGTTGGTTCACGTTCAATTGTTTTCCTCTCTTTGATGATGCTTGTCTTCGATGACCCGGATGCGTTGAATGCCGTCGAGATGAATGTGCATGGGTGTGCCGGTGATCCAATTCCAATACACGTGATCCAACACGACGGGAATGGTTGAGCCGTCTCTGATTCGTGCCGTGATTGTTCTCTCCCACCAGCATCCGGTGTTGTGTTCCAGAATCTGAACGGGCGCGGTGACTGTAAAGCCTTGCAGTGGCTTCGGGGCCGTGTCATGACATCGTGACGGCCGCAACATGTTCCTCTTCCTGGCTGGGCTGACGGTAGGCGTGAGCGCGATAACCTTTGATGAATGCTTGTCTGAGGCCGTTACTTCCAAGGTCTGCATCCTTCAAGGCATTCAATGCTTCCTGCTGCAGGTCGATTTTCTCGGACACGATTAGGCTTCTTCTTCGATGTGGGCTGATGGATGCGAATCCGTTTGAATCAATGCGAATTCGAGTTCCACGCCAGGGTTGCGTCGCAGATAGGATTGCACGGATTCCACTCCGGCGACGATGCATGCGGCCTCACCACGTCGAACATCATGGCGCCCGTTCTGGTTGGCGATACCGGTCGCATACTCGTGAAGCCGAGTCAGCACGTCAACGTCAACGGGGGTTGTTCTGGTGTCCTTGCTGTAGTCCGTGTGTTGCCGGATCCAATCCAACAACGTCCAGTTGTCTCCCCATAGCATCAACGTTCCGGGATTTGGGTAAGCGTCATCGCCGGTGCCTTTGATCCGAATGATTTGTTTGAAGTTTCGTACTGGTTCACTCATTGTTTTCTGGTTTCTTGATTCCGGTCACGGCTTGCACGGTGACGTATCCGTCCGTGTCGAAGTAGTCGACCATGGCGTTGTTGTTCTGATACGTGTACTGGTCGCCGACCTGCTGGCAGAGTTTCTTTGCGTTGCGGACTTTTGGAGTTTCGATGACGCAGGCTTGCTCTTCTACGGTCAGCTGTTCGTTGTTCTGGATTTTCTGGTTGATTCGCCGTGCTGTTTCATCCCATTCGTCGGAGGAGGCGCTTCCTCCATGAGCTTCGATGATTCCTCGTCCGGCCCTGTGTTCCGGACCGATGATCCGGTCTTCGGAATCCGCAGCCATATATTCGGCGTGGGTCGGCACGTATGTGGAGGATTCGCCTTCCGGCAGTTGGATGGTGAATCGGGCTCTCCAACTTGCAGAACCTGTACTTGTTCGGACTCCGATCTTCCAATCTTTTGGAAGTTGACCGTTCTTCTGCAATGCTTTGATGTCCGCGCGCATGAGTTTCGCGTTTTCCGCCGGACTGCGACTGGCATCGTATTTGCCGCCGGTGATGGCGGTGGATCCCATGTAGCCTTCCGACTTCACGGAGGGCTTGATGATCGGCTCATCAACGGTCGCCGAGCTTTTCGCTAACAACTTGGAGGCACGCTGAATCATGTCGTTGGAGGGAAATCCCGCATTCTTGTTCTCGTTGGCGAATGTGCCATCGCTGTTTCTGAGCTGTTGTTTCGCTTGCGCTGACTTAATGGACATGATTTCGTTCTTTCTATTCAGATGACGGGATTCGCGGGAACGCTCGTTGGATTGCCTGCTGCGACATACTGCCCATAGTCCGGGTCGTCTTTGCAGAGTGTCCAGTCTCCGCTGCCGTCATCGTGGTAGGTCATGTGTGATTTCACGCCTTGTTCGATGAGACATCCATGGGAGCAGGTGTTGAGACGGTTTTGTTCGGGTAGTTTCATATAGCCGTCGAGGCTGTTGCGGTCTGCTTCGGGACGGAGCACGAAGTCTCCTATTCCGTTTTGGATGTCTTGGATGCTTGTGTTGGCTGCGTGGCTCATTGGTGGGTCTTCCTTCAATTCTCTATGTGGTTATATTCAGTATAACAGGCATATATCGTAGAAGAAAATCCCAATGAAAGATATTCACGGTTTAAGGCAGGCACCTGGTGCTGAGAAAGCCGAACCGACGTCCGCAGATTCTCCAGCCTCTATCCACTTTAGGCATTCTCGAAAGCCTCCTGATCGAACTTGGTATCCACGTGGACGGTCCATCCGCTGCTGATCACCTCATTGCAATAGTGCTTGCGGGATGCGACCACCTGGGATTGCAGGTACCTGTTGTCCCTCAGCTGTTCCGCAGTGGGGTTGCCGAACAGTGGCGTCGGTATTCTTTTCGACCCGGTCTCCGTGACGAAGTACAGGTTGAGCACCGTGTCGTCTTTTACGCGGCGCATAAAGTCGCCGAGTTTTTCGGTCTTGTCTTCAGACAATGGATCTCCTTGCTGTTCCATACTTTATGTAGATATATTCAGTTTAACAGGCATAACAGAATTGTTTCAGAAAAAAGAGAAGGTGCGGCTCACCCAAAAAGTCCACAAGGGGAAGCCGCACCATAGGAGAATCCGAGGAAAAACAGGATTACCACCGAGAGGATTCGGGTCGAGAGAACGTAGGCCCTCATCCTGATATCTCAACCTACCGTAGTGTTTCCGAAACAACAGGCAATATATTGAAACAATCAGATAATTCCTAGTTTTCTTCGGAATGGCTTAATTTTCTTTCGCCTGGCATTGCTGCAGGAATCCAATCGTCTCGCTTTTCTCCCAGCTGCTCATGGAAAGTCCATACTTGTCTTTGATGTAGACGCGCTTGGCCATGTAGGAGCACTGGTAGCCGCTGTTGCTTGGCAGCCAGACGGATGGGGTGGATGCGGCCCATCGTCCGACGGACTTCTTGGGGACACCGCTCCCGTACAGGTTGATGCCCTCGCTTTTCGCATTGTTGGCATCCCCTTGGCTGGCAAGCAGCACGTCCGGATCGTTCGCGTATTTCACGCGATCGTTTTTCCTTGAGTTCTTCCACAGGCCGGAGGCCCATGCGTCGTTCAAGGCGACCACATGGTCGATCTGCACTGCGGTGCTGTCTCCGCTGACGGTCTTCCCATTCTTCACGACGCTCTTCCGGAAGTTGATGGTCTGGCCCGTATAGGGGTCATGTAGTGTCCCGGATTGCACCTTGCAATTGGAGTCCATGACCGGATCGGTCAGGTCACGGTTGAGAATGTAGTCGCGGGTGGTTCCGTATCCGCAAAGCTGGTCGCTGTTCTGCCAGTCCCCGAAATCCTCGGCGCGATTGTAGCCCTTCGTATGGGGTGTTTCGGTCGGGAGGTTCCGGGCGGCTGTGATGGCTTCGGACACGCTCATGGGGCTTGCCGCGGAAGCCGGCAGTCCGCTCGCTCCCATATCCGTGTTCGTGGAATCCTTTTCTCCGGTGTTCCCCGAGGAGGCCAGACCGTCTTTGATCTGGCCTCCGATTTTCGACAGGTCCGGTTTTTTCAACCCCAAGCCGATGTTTGTTTTCTGCATGGAGTCTTCGCCCGGAAGTATCTGACTGATGCTGGTTATTGCAGGCAACCCGAATTGTGGGGCGACCGTGGCCCATACTCCGGTTTGGATGATGACGATGATGGTTATGAGCACGATGGCCAAGCCGCCAAGGATGCCGGCGACGGTTATGCCGGTCTTGTTTTTTCTCGATGCCACGACGGTTTCCTCTTCTAGAACAGTCCGCTGATGATGGTCCAGACGACCGCGATGCCGAATAGGATGACGATGATCGCTCCGAACAGGTCGGCGTTGCTGTTGACGAATTCCGCAAATGGGGGAAGTTCCGGTTTCTTGTCATTGGCCATGATGGTCTCCTTAGTTGTTTTGGCTGTCGGATGCCGTACCGTCCGACGATGTGCCGTCTGAGGTGTTGTCCGACGTGCCGTTGCCCGATGATGCCTTGGAACCGTCGGCAGTGGAATCGTCGGACTGGGTGTCCTGCGATGTGGTCCCGGCGGAATCGGTGCCGCCGGTCTCGTCGTCGGAGTTCGCCGAGGTCACGTCGCTTTTGCTCAGTGCGTTCGCATAGGGGCTCAACGTCCTGACGCTGCCATCCGCTCCCCAGTCGATGATCTTCGCGTTGCCGGATGTAGGGTTCTTGACCAGTACGGTGATGTTCGTCTTGACGGTCGAGCCGCCGGTGTTGTCCGAAGATGACGTGTCGCTTCCCTTATCGGAACTGTCTTGCATCGCGGCATACGGTTCGAATGTGATGCTGATCGACGCCGCAGCATAGGGAGGCGTGTCACTGGATTGTTCCTTTGGTACGGATTGCCCGTTCTTGTCGCACTCCACAAGCCAGTTGATGCTCACGTTTTTGAATGTTCCGATGGCTGCTGGCTGGTAGGCGTGCTCGCTGTTCGGATCCCCGACCAGCACGGTGAACGCGTTGCTGTCTTTCCCGATGTAGGCTTTCGCCCAAGCGTTGACGACGTTCTGGAAGCTGGACGCCTGGTCGATGCGAGAGTATCCGGATGGCGTATAGGATTGGGCTCCGCCAGCGCCGCTTGCTTTCAACGGCAGCACTGTTGGCTCTCCCACGGCGGTGGCCACGTTGTTCTTCCATGAAATGAGCTGGGTTACGTCGCGGGTGGATCCGTCGGACAGGTCGGTCAGGGAGAACTGGTGGCTCCACCAGTCGGTATGTTCCTTTCCTGTTCCGGTGTCCTCGTCACTGGATCCGACTTTTGTCGCCGAATCCCATAACAGGTTCGTGGTCCCGTAACGGAATGGTCCTTTGTTTGTGTCCAACCATTTGTTGACGGACGCCAAGGCTGCCTGTTTCCCTGGTTTGTCTACGCTGATCTCCTTGTATTTCGCGCTCAACATGGAACCCATGTCCTGCAGCGTGCTGATTGCGTGAATGCTGATGACGGGAGCGACGATTCCGGCGATCATGAACACGGTGATGAAAACTTTCCACCAGCGGGTGTTTCGCATGGCGCGTTTGATTGCCGTCAGTTCGACTTCGTTCTTCCGTTTGTCTTCGGTGATGTCCATTGGAGATTCAACGGATGCTTTTCGTGCCACTTCGTCTCCTTGAGAATCTGAACGTGTTATCTAGTGTCAGACTATCCGGAGTCTCAGCGTGAAAGCGGTGGAAGTCGGGAAAAGAAAAAAGAGACTCGGATACTGCCGAGTCTCTTTTTGTGTCAGCGGGTCTGCGCGTATTTTCTGGCCAGCTCCATGTCAAGTCCTCCGTTGACGAAGCATTGTTCCACCGCAGCATTAAGAAGAGCCTGCGTGGTCATGTTCGTCTCGACCGACTTGATTCGCAGCGCGAGATAGTTTTCATCCGTCAGGTTCGTGCCGAGCCTCCGGTCGAACGAATACACGGGCTTCCTCCGGCCGGCCCTCCCGGATGCTTCATTCGTTTTCGTCTCATGATCTTCCGGGATTGCTTCAGAGACTGCTTTCTGCTCGGGAGCCTCGACCGTCATCTTCGGTTCGGGGGGTTCGGATAGGAGAGGCCGACGCCCCATGTCGCGAGTGTCCTGCAGGCCGCGTCCGAAAGCGCTGTTGATATTCTTTACCATGTTTCAACTCCTACTCGATGCCGAACTGTTTGACGAGGTCAATGAGCTCTTGGGTGACGGAAGCGTAATCCCTGTTGTCTATCTGGTTGGTTCCGTACAGATTCTTGATGGCTTCCCTCTCGTGGATGACCGTTTCGAATCGTGTTGCCTCCAGCTCATCCAATTGTTTCACTGCGTCACGCGCGAGTTTGGTTCGCGCTTTCACTCGCGTGAGCAGGATGATGCCGTTTCTGGCGGCCGCATAGGTTTTCCCTGCATGGCTCAAATCGCTGATGGACGGCTGGCAGGGGATGATTGACACGTCGGCCGCCTGGAGTGCCGTCTGCACCGTTCCCGCATCGGATGGAGGCGTGTCGATGATGACCCATCCTTTGTAGCGTTCGCGAATCCTGTCGGGCATTCCGAGGATCACGTCATTGGTTTGGATCACGTCGAAACCCAGCTTGTAGGGTTTGTGCGGAGTCCCGTTGGCTTCGTCTTCTTTGCGACGACGATCGTCCTCAATTCGCACGTATTCGTCCCAGAGCGTCGCACCACCGGTGTTGTCGGCGTCCAGAACCGTGACGTGTTCGCCGCGTCGGGCGAGGCATCCGGCGATAAGCATGGCTGTCGTCGTTTTTCCGACGCCGCCTTTGATGTCGGCGACCGCGACAAGAATCGTGCTTTTCAGCATGCTGTTTTCTCCTCTGTTCACGTTTTCCGCCGCCAAGGTGGAGGCGTGGGACGCGCTTTTTTTATGTGGCCACATTCAGTGTAGCAGAGGCGCATTTTTTTGTGGAACCAGCTCTCCCAATCAACAGGAAAACAACACAATGCGGGAATGATCAGGCAGAAAAAACACTTCCGCATTCATCTGCCAAACCATTCCCGCATTCCCACAGTTCTTTGCGAAAATTTTAGGATGCCGTAAACAACAGCCTCTCCAAAAACGCTTTGAGCAACACGCCCAAATCCGGGAGCTGACTAGCGATCCCCTGCATCCATTCACGGATGGGAATGCCCATCGCCTCCAGGACGCCGCTGATGACCCACACGAAGAACAGGCCCGCGCATATCCTCGCCGCAACGGACAACATTCTCATCGAACGTCCCATGATCTTCATGAAGACGCTGCCGCCGCCGACCGCCAACAGGAGCAGGGTCAGCACGGCTCCCGTTGGCGTGAACATCCAAGCGAACAGGACGGTGAGAAAATCGGCGGCTCCCTGCCCAGCCGTCTGAGTAACAGTGCCGGTGTCCATCAGAATGCATCTCCATCCGTTTCGAACTCATCAGACGTTTTCTGGCGAGGTGGGTTCTTCGGCGCGTTGAGGTTCGCATGGTATTTCGCCGCTGCTTCCTTGACCTCTCCCGTGATACGCGCGCTCTCCAATGCGTCGGCGGCTTCCTGCTCGCTCATGTGGCCCTGTTGCCGGAAGTTGTGCATCATGCTGTTCTCCACCACCCCGAACGCCTTGTCTCCATCGGAGTTGAGACTTCCGTCCTCGGAGTGCATCTCGTTCAATGATTCATCGAGATCGAACGGATTGTCTTCGACCGGAGCAATCGGAGTCATGACCGTCGTGGGCCTGTTGCCCAGGCTTAGGATTTCGTTGCGGCTCTTCTCCGCTCTGGCTCCCAGTGCGCCGATTCCGACCTTGGCTCCATGCCAGAAGTCACGGTTGGTGGCGAGCTTGCCCAATGCGACTGCACCTGCCGGCAGTGTGATCGGGTTGGATGTGAGTGCGGCAGCGGCGATACCGGTCGCCGCGACTTTGGCGCCACGCTTGACCACGTCACGCAACGGTTGGGATTGCATGACACCTAGGGCTGCCTTGCCTGTCGCGCCCAACAGCATAGCTCCTCCGCCCAGGCCGCGTGCGGTCTGATTAAGCAGGCTTGCACCTTTTGCCATGGTACGGGCGCGGCCGAGCGATGCGCCGGGATGGCGGGCCATATAGTTCTTGACGCGATCATCGTAGGACATGCCGCCCGTCATGAACGCCTGAGCTCTGTCGGCTTGGTTGGCGAAACGTGCGGCGACTCCTGCGAGGGACCCGCGTACGGTGCCTTCGTTCATGCGCCCCCATCTATAACTGAGGGAGTCTGCTCCGCGGGCTGCGATCGCATCGTATTCTTTCGCGTTGCGTCCGTACAGGTTGCGGTCGCCGCCGTCGAGGTCAAGATTCTTCCTCTCCGAATCGAGCATGGAGTCGAGTTTGCTTTCGCCGGCGGTGGGACCGAACATCCTGTGGCGCGGTCCGGCGTTGCGACTGGACATGCCGCCGTGGTTTCGGCTTGTGAGGAGCCGTCCCATGAGGAGACCGCTGCTTATTCCTCCGCCGATTCTCCTGAGGCCGGCCAGCACTCCGCCTGCCATGGCTCCACCGGTGGCGATTCCCATCATCGCTTTGAAACTGAACGGGTTGCCGACTTTGAGCACGCTGGTACAAAACAGGCTGATGGCCGCGATTGCAAGCACCGGACTGAAACCGCTGATCACGTTGTACATGAAGCTGCTGCTCATTTCGGAACAGAACTTCAACATAAGCTGGCAGATGAATGTGGCGATGGCTCCCAAAGCCGAATACAATCCGCCGGTCATGCTCAGGTTGCACGTGTATTTCACCCAGTTCTTCAACACGTTCTTCGGAGCTTCGCCTATGGGGAAAGCTCTCACGAGGAACGCTACGACGAGGAACAGCACCATCAGGACGAGCATGAGCTTGGTCATGATGAGGATGACGCTGAGCAATCCCCAGACGATCATGTTGCAGATGCCACCGAGCACGGAACCGAATGCACCCAGATTGTCAGGCGCTGAATTGCCGTACAAGTTGTCCAGGGTGATTCGCATCGCTCCTTCTCCGGTCGAAGAATCCTGCGTGTTACCAAGGTTGGCTTCACGCCAGGTTCCGCCGACGTTGGGGATATCGAAACGCCAGCCCAGGTTCGCGGCATCGGCGATGTCCGTGTTCTGGACGTTGCCGCTCGAATCACGGAAGTCATTGTCGTTGTGGAAGGCCTGATACTGGTCGCCTTTGAATTGCTTTGTGCCCAAAGCCACATTGCACAATTGGAGTATGTTCTGGTCTACCTTGACATCGTCCCCGTAGAAGTGGGCCCCGTTCCCGCCTGAGATGTCGCTGAATCCATCCTTCTTCAATCTGACGGTGAGCTTCCCGTTTTTGATGGCTCCTGTATCCTTGTCCCCCATGTTTTTGACGAGGATGTTCCAGCCGTCACGGCCGTACACCTTCCCACTGCCGTCGATACCGCAGGTCTCCCAAAAGATCCCCGCTCTGGTCAGTCGAACATATTTATCCCGGTCGTTCTGCTCCTTTTCCTTGTCATTGACGGAACTGTCCTGAGGGTCGATCCAACCGTGTTCGCTGAACAACCATTCCGCTGTGCTGGAATCGATACTCAAACCGGTTGCCGCATTCGTCAATGTCATTTGCACCGCAGGATCGGTGTTCGTGTTCATGTCAAGCACATGGCAGTACGCTTGCTGTGCGTTGTCGGCCACACCTGACGGCGTGTTCGGCCCCGCTGACGGATTACCCCATTGCATCGTCACCCACGATCGGAGAGCCGTTTCCTCCCACATGCGGTTCACGGCCTTGGTGATAGAGGATGTGTCTCCCCCGTTGCCGCTGGTCGCGGTGTCGTACTGCTGGTGCATGGCATACAGGTAATCCTGGCAGTTCGTATTACGGTTGAGTGCTTTGTTGCTGAACGCCATCATGTTCGATTCGCCGTCGTTCAACCCGTCCAGATCAAGTCCGACGGTGAGCTTGTTGACTGCGCCGTTGATGGTGTTGACGACCCACCAGGGACTGCCGGTCGCCGGTTCGGTCGCATTCTCCGCGGTTTTCGAGGCTCCTGTCCCCAACACGATGAGAGCCGCAAGACACAATACCGTGGCAAGCAGTCGTTTGCTCGCCTCTTTCGTGGTCCCGATGTCGAATCCCGCCGCGAGAAGCCATACGACGATGGCGGTCACCATCAACGCCGCGGGAATGCCGCCGGCCATGACACTGTCGATAAGGTTCGCCGTGGCGTGGTCGACCGACGCTCCGGCGGTCTTCAATGGGGTGAAGCTTGCCGCGAACTGGCTTAGCGACAAGGCGCACGACCAGCAGAGCTGCGTGATCTGCATCAGCATGTTCGGCAGGATGTCCCTCGTCGTATGGCTGATCATGGCGGGCACGTTGGCGATGAAACCAAGGATGCCGCTCGATGGTTCGATGCGGCTGGTTATGCTGCCGACATTGCTTCCCCATCGGCCGGACGGAAGACATGTCGTGTAATCGACTTGGGTGCTTGTGGTCGTAGCGCATGCCGGCGCACTCGCACCGCCATCGTTCTCGACCATGGCGAATGCTTGGGAGGGCAGTACGACCACTGTCATCAGAACGACGAGCAGAACAATGAACAGCATGTTCCGTCGCGCTTTCATCCTGACCGGGAGGCTGGGCTGCATCTGGGTTGAAGCGCTCACAGTATCCACATCTCCTTCAGACTGCTTAGACGCTCTGGCTGATTCGAATTGGGGTAGAAAACCTCTCCGGCGATGTTCCGGCTCTGCAATCTCCTGAGAAGTCTTTTCCATCGGACCTGCTGGGTCCGGTCTTTGACTTGGCCGACCATGAGGAATGGCGCGGCGACCAAGCCGATGAGAATGAACACCACGCCGAATGTGATGCCGATGATCGGGGCGAGCATAAGACAGATCAACAGTCCTATAACACCGCCGATGATTGTCGAGAACACGGTCTTGGATCGGGCTTCCGTGCTTTTCGTGATCATGAACGTGTTCTTACGTTCAATGGATGCGGTGGATGAGACCTCGGTGATGTCATCCATGGTTTCCCTTGGATGCAATTGTCTTTGCTCGCCCATGAATATGTTCCCCGATCAGATTCCGAGGTAGTCTTTGCCCTGACTGCCCACGGCGTTGACGATCCAGTCAAGAGCTGTCAGCAATGCCGGGATGGTTATGGTCGGGCCAGCGAAGATGAAGATGACGGCGAGAACGACGATGACTCGTGTGACGCTTGGACAGAACATGGAGACCAGCTGGTTGCTTCGCCCCATCGCCTTGCTGATTCCTCCCAGGATAAGCCCCAAGGCCAAGATCACTGCGGCAGCGGCGCCCACCTTGGTGATGAGCTGTCCGGCGGTCGAGTTGAGGATGCCGTCGAACATGGCGTGATAGCTTCCGACAAGATTGCTGGAAGCGGCGATTTCTATGGTGTTGCCCATTATTGGATTCCCTTCGAATTTGGTTTGAAGGAACCCTCCTGCGTTTCCCGAGTGTATCAACGGAATCGGTTGATAACGATAGGTTTTCGGTTTTTAACAAAGTTTCTTGCATTCTCAGACAACACGGAGGACGCAGATTAAGAAAACCCATCCGGCGTCAATGGAAGCCGGATGGGTTGGCATGTTTTTTTGCGGTCCTACTTGTCGCCGGGACGATAACCGTCGTCGAAGTCTTTCACGCTCACGATGAACGCCGGCTGGATCTGTTCCATGTTTCTGGTTCTTACAGCGGCATGGTATTTGGGGAGGTTCGTCACCGCTCCTCCAGTCCACCCATCCAATCCCTCATTGTCGGTCAGACGTGCCGCGGTCAGCGTGGCTATGCGCGGAATCGACGTGTTGTAGCTGATGAACGTCGTGTACCCCAGGAACGAATCCAACAACGTGTCGGACAACTGGGTCGGGTATTGGGTGGCGAACACGAGAATCAATCCGAACGAACGCCCCTGCTCCCTCAGATTCTTCAACACGTCGTCCGACCCGTTCGCCAGCAGGCTCAGCTCGTCGCAGACGAGCATCGTGTGTTTGCCAAGCGTCAGCCAGTCCTTGCAGTGTGCGAACACCGTGTTCCAGAACCGGTACATGAGCCACGAGCCCAGAATCTTGTCCATGAGCTCGGGAAGCGAGTGGCCATTGTGCGGGGCGAGCACGATGTGATAGTCGCCCGGGTGATCCAATATCCACTTCCATGTGACGGTGCTGCGTCGCGGTGTGAACATGTGTTCGATGGCGAGGAACTGGTTGACCTTGTTCACCGAGGCGTTGGTACGCTGCAGTATTTCACGATCGCTTCGCGCCGCCTGCCCCTTCTGATCCGGTCGTCCGTACAGTTGTTCTGCGGCACGCGCGGCCAACGTCATGTCTATTCCGAGAGGATCGTCCTTCAACTCCAATGCGAGAGCCCTGCATACCTGTCCAAGCGCTCTGGCTGATCCGGTTTGACCATCCGACCCACACAATGCGACCACGGCCCAGCCGATAGGTGACTGCTGTTGCCTGAGTTGACCGGCCCCGGGATACTGTTGCTCGAGTTGTCTGCATCTTCTTAGGATGTCCCCCGGCTTGTGTTGGTCGTATCGGCTTGCGGCCACGCCGATGGTCATGGATTGGGTGATGATGTTTTGGGAGTCGTTCTGAATGTCGCCGGCATTGAATGCGTATCTCATGGTTTTGGCGACGCTTTCCGCCGTCTCCTGGGCGTTCCTTCCCTCCTGCATTCCGAGCAAATCGAGACCGATGCTGGAAGGGTCGGTGAGGTATATGACACGTGGATGGGAGTCAATCCCCTGCGTTTGCCGATACCGGTCCAGCACTTCCACTCCGGTGTCGTCCTTCATCCAGAAGTGGATGAGTCGTGAATCCGTTCCCCACACGTCACGGCCGGTATCATTGCGATGGCTGATGGCCCATTGGCTGATGCCGTGGGTCAGAACGGTTTTTCCTGATCCGGCTTCACCGCTGATTGCGATTCCGCCATAGAGCTGTGTCGGATCCAAGTATCCGGGACGTCCGGAATCGTCCAATCCGATCAGGACGCCTCCATGGGACAATGGTTCGGGCACCGGGTGAAGATCCTGTTTCACCGCCGTGGATTTCTGCACCGGCATGAACAGTGTGGTCGTGGTCATTGGGCTGAAGACCAAAGTGGTGCGTTGCGGGCCATATCCCGTCGCATACACTCGTTTGTCTTTCATGCCGAGTTTTGTTTCGGTGTCACTGAGATTCGCCTTGCGTTTGCGGCGAAGCCACCAGTATCGGCGTGGGCGTTGGAGAATATCATCCCATAGAGTGTTCCTCCACCATCTGATTCCAGCTGCAACAGTGAAGGCAAGAGGAACGATCCACAACCATGACGGTATCGGCAACAGCATCAAAGAGCAGTACGCCAACAGTCCAAGACATGCGAATTTGTAGTGCGGCGGTACTCGGAAGTACATTCGAGTGCTGTTGTCGTCGTTCAGCATGGCTTTCGCGTTTGCGGAGAGTAGTCCACTCAAAACCCAAGGCACCAGCAGCATCGCCGCTACCGTTCCCGCCAGCCAGAAGAATGTGGCAAGACGAATCGGAGTGATGACGGACAATACCATCGTCAACAGGGTGACAGCCAAGGTCACGATGAGTCCGCCCAACTTTGGGTAGCTGGGATGACTGCTCATGTTGGAGAGCAGCGGGAACATGGCCTGTCCAGCCCGTTGTGCGAGTTCTGCGTTCCGGCGGCTGTCGGCGCATGCTGCGGTGACTCGCGCGCAGAGCGTGTGTGCTGCGACAAATTCGTTGCCGTCCTCGACGGTGGAATGCTCGTCGGCAACCCAATCTCGAATTCGGGCCTGTTCGAAATATCCTTGCCTGCGGAGCGTTACGCTGACATAACTGTCTGCCGGCATCAATGCTTCGACGCTTTTCCGAATGCCGGCGGAATCGGTGCGCATCTTCTCCATCGTCGCCTTTGAATTCAAGCGGGCCCGCCAGGGCACAAGAGAGTGAGCTGATCTGCTGATTCCTTCCGGCAGTTCGGGTTCGCCGTTCCCTGGCAGTGGACTGATGGAAAAGCCGGCGAGATCACCCGCCTTGCGTATGCCTTCGCCATCGCCATGCACATATTCACGGACCGGCTCGTTTCCCACTCTGACGAGCAGCAGCGTGCAGTCCTCCAGATTTCCTGGGACATCATCCGCGATGGATCTCAACTGGTCGCCATCGAGTTGTCTGATGCTGCGAGTCACCTCGTACCATGCTTTTTCTTTTTCGCTCATATCCGATGCCCTCCTGTCAATTCGATTGTTCTGCGGTTGCCGGTTCGGTGGAGTAGAGCATGGCCAAGGGGAATCCTTCCGGCAAGTCGAACTTGGTCAGCTTCTCTCTTTCCAACAGTTGATATAGCCATGTGGTCATGCGGACCGTCGCATCCTTGTCTGCCAACGCCCATCCCAAATCCGCATACCCGTCCTTGACGGTGCTCTGGTCGCCGATGGTTTCCCTCATCCGTCGTATGGTCTTCACCGCAATGTATTTGGAAACGTCGAACATGATCGCATCCAATTGCCAGAGTCGTATTTTTTTCAAAGCCGGATTGCGTTGCAGGTTGACCATGAGGAACGGGACCACCAGCGAACGGCGTCCTGTTTCGCAAAGCGTCCGTATCTTCTGCAATGCACGGTAACGTTCGGTCTTGGCTTCCTCCAAACGCTGCTGGTTGGTTGCGAAATTTTCAGGAAGAGAGTTCAACGCTTTCACCTCCAATATACCCGTAGAATCCTCCCCGGTATGCTTCCGGCTTCCGCCATCCACTGACATCCCAACCCCATTGGTGTCTGATTGTTTCATCCATGACCGTCCATCCCCAGTCACGGATTGTCGTCACAGGTTTTGTTGATGGGGTGCATCGGCTCCAGTCCGGTGAGAACATGCTGTGTTCGACGTTCAGCATGTCCCGGTATGTTCCGATCCCGCCGGTCGGGTTGCCTTGCTCGTCGAACCAGTCGTCCCATAACGCGAATCCCATACGCGACGCCACGGATGGGTCGCCGACCAACATCTCGTCGGCATGGCTTGCCGTTTCGATGATGCTGCCCAATGCCGGGTACTGCCATTGGCTGGTGTCGCGTATGAGCAACCAGATACAGATGAGTCCACGTCGTTGCATCGGCGAGTAGGCGAGCAGCTTCGACCAATTGGAGATTTTCTGGCTCATGTTATTTGGGTGGACCTGCACTTCGATTCCCGCAAGCACGTTGTTCGATGCGAGTGCGGTGATGTCCGTCGAACAGCTGTGAGGCAGTCCGGCTTCGCTGACCGCCTGCGGGTCGATGAGCCGGAACGCTCCCCAACCGTCGCCGCCGACGAGTTTGATGTCCGGATTGACACCGAGATGCAGTCCGACGTGCGCCGCATACGTATTGTGGCGCACGTGGCGTCTCATTCCGATCAACTGCTTGTCCGAAAGCATTCTACGAAGCCAAGTTGCTGAATTAAACAGGCCGAGCGTGTTTCGGATGAGTTTCTTGTCGGAGCTCAACGACAACCAGGTTTGCGGGATTATCTGCCCGGAAAATCTTTCGTAAGGACTGAAGCCGATGTCGATGACTCCCAGCCGACACAACGCGCCGTACAGGTTCGGTTCGTCGCGATGGAATTCGGGAGCTCCTTTCACGGAGAGTCCCGCCCGAAGCTGGTCGACGGTGCATGTCCTCCATGAAAGCAATGCGCCGATGATGCTCGTAACCAATTCACTGTTTGCCTTGACCATGCTTTCCGCGAACAATCGGTTCGGAACGATCCACTGATGACGTTGCGCCAACACTCCGGGGTGTTCGTTGTTCGCCACGTCGCTTCCGCGAATCCAATCGGCGTCGCTACCCATCGGCCATAAAGCACGGTCATCGGGATTCGGCGTGAGTGAAAGATCAACCACGATGGAACCACCCCTTTTTCTTTTTCACTTCGAACCTGGCCGGTTCGAATCCCTTATCGGGCAGAACCCATTCAAGGGTCTGCTCTCTCGCCAAGTCCAGATTCGAGTCAGCCCAATTCGATTTACCGGATGCGATCAGATTGCCGGCCTCGACCGTCTGGTACTCGACTCCGAGAAAAATCCCGTATCTTGAATAATCAAGTGGCCGGTAGTCTGTCATTCCGACCGGGACCGTGTCTTTTATTCCGATACATTCTCGGGGCAGACCGTAACGGGGAAACGCGCTGAGCAGATTCAACGCATCTCCTTGCGTTTGCACGCCGGCCTTGACGATGACCAGGCAAAGGTCGCCGGCAAGAACGTAGGGGACGACCATTCCTCCGGCAGCTGTGGTGCTGTCCTGCAGATCATCTGCGCTGATACGGTCGAGATCCAAGACGACGAAGTCCCAGAGCTTGCGTGCTTCCTCGATGTATGCGCGGTAGTGGTCCCACGACACCATCGCACCGGCCGGTGGAGCGAACGAAACATCGTAACCGATGTTGAACATTCGTCCCGAATTGGCGCCGTATTGTGCCGCCATGCCGGGACGCCAGTCGGCTATGGTGCGCGCCGGCATACGCTGCCCAGGGTCGAAGAAGGAACGTTGCGATGACTGTCTCATGTTGCCGTCGATAAGGAGGGGGCGTAGTCCTTTTTCTCTTGCCCGCTCGCATAATCTGCGTGAGGAAACCGTCTTTCCCACGCCTCCAGTGTTCGATGTGACAATGATCATGGGTGCCGTCTGGCGGGTCCTGTTCAGGATGATATCGCCTACCAGACGCTTGTCGATTGCCTGTATCCGCCAGAACTCGTGGACGAAATCCGTGATGCTTCGGTCCATGAAATATTCGGGGAGGGCCTGCGCTCCGATGGGTATCTGTCCGCGGTCGATCCAGTAGATTGTCCAGCCTGCATCGGCGACCGGCATCCAGTTTCCCGGGAGGTTCGTGAACACGATTCCCTGACGGCCTGGACGCACCGGGTGCCTTGTCAGGAAGTCTGCCTGGGCTGCGAAATCCTCTCCTGCGGGCACCCTCCAACGCTGTTCGGGGACCTTGGATCGCAGCACGTCGAGGATGCCTCCATGTCCGATTATCAGACTTGCCATCTTTTCTCCAAGTTCCTTTGAACTGTTTTTTGCTTGTTCCGGGGGTTTGCTCCGGAAAGAGACCATTTTTGACGAAACAACACTGATTTAGTTTTATTGACTGTTTTTTGTTTTTGTTGCTTGTTCGTCAATCGTCCTGTCTGTTCATTTCTTGATATTACGTCATATCTTGTTATGTGCCGAATATTTGTTGAAATTAACCATTCAGGATGATGACTTTGCTGATGTATGGGTTGTTGCGGTTCGTTGCTTTGTTGCGTTTTCGTTCCGTAGGTTCGTTGCTTTGTTGGCAATGTTGCGGTTCGTTGCTCTGGTTTTACCCTGCTGTGATGTGGTAATGGTGTCTTGGTGTTTGTGTGATGTGTTGCGGGTTGGCTTCTTTCTCTTGTTCTTGGATTGTCTTTTTCTTATTTCTTCTTCTCTTCTTTTTTTCTGACTTTTCTTGGTTGCCTGTCTGCTCTTTTGTTTTTGTCCGTGATTTTTCTGGTCCGCTAGTTTGCATGAGAAACGGCGGCCGCGCGGCGCCGCGCCCGAGTCAAAACGGTTAATTTCAATATTTTTTCGGTTATTCGTTGTTTGCTCGGATACAGTCGTTGAAGACGGTTCACTCGAACGGTCCTGCCTTGACGAAGGGAGTTAACGATGGCAGATTTTCCATGGAACAACAATTTCGGCACCCCGACCCCAGCCCCAGCGCCGGTCGACGATTCCGAGCCGGTGAACGAAGCCGGGCAAGCGGACGATTCTGAGAACTGGTCGGCATCGGACGAGGATTCTCAGCCTGACGTCCAGCCGGAAGAGACGGATTCCGTCGATGAGACAACGCCCGACCGTGAGGAAGAAACCTCCGTCAAGGGTGCCAAGACCACGCGGCGCAAGACCGCGAAGAAAAACTCGTCCTTCCCTCATTTGGAAGCCGCCTCGTACGCGAAGATCAAGGACATGCTCGACGTTCTTTCCGATGACCGTACCGCGAACATCGCCAAGATTCTGTGCGAGACCAGCAAGACCGACGCTCCGGTTCTGCTTGAGGTGTTGACGGAAACCAAGACGCGGAAGCGGGTCGCCGAATTCTCCAAGTTCGTCAAGGAACTGGCTGGCGCTCAACCGTCCGACCTGAAGATGAGGCTTGCTTTCGCGTTCATGGAAGACAAGACTCTGTCCAAGACTCTGTTCGCTGTTTTGAATGCCGCCGAACCGGATCGTGGTTTCGGCCGCGCGTCCGGTGAGCCGATGAAGGATGTCAATGCGGTGGCTGAACACTGGGGTGACGGCGTCGATCTCAGTGTGGTTGAGAAGCTGAAAATCTGACGGCCGGCATCTCGGGATGCTTGAACGGTTGGATACGAACATGGATCCGTATCCAACCGTTTTTTATTATTCCGCGATGAGCTGCACACGGTTCTCCGCCTTTGGCGGCATCCCGTATGGTCTGATCACGAGGCCCGCCCTCGTCAACGAGAATACCCAGATTTTCTGAATCTGGTTGAGCTTTGTGAGGCTGACGGTGAGGTGCTTGGTGGACACCGTCTCCGTGCTCGTACCGGGGACGATCTTGTATAGATTATTTCGACTGATATACAGTTCCTTCTGCTCCGGACAGTAGAGCGTCGCGAACACCAGCAGATCCAAGGACAGGCTTCCGCCACTGGTTCCGACGACGGCGGAAAGAGGAATCTCCTTCGGTTCGCGCGACATCAATCGGACGTATTCCCAAGTGAAGGTAATGGTTTTTTCGTTCCAGCTTTCGCCTTGGACGATGTTCGTCTCTTCGATCGGTTTTATTTCTTTGCCGTCCCTTGAAGTGAACGTGATGTCCTGATAGCCGATGATGCTGGTGACCGTATTCTGTCGGCCGCAGCCTCCCGTCAGCATGCCCATTCTGCGGGCCACTTGCCGTACGTCCTTGCCGATGGTCAGCGTCCTGGTCTTGCCGTTGTAATCCGCGTTTTGTGTGTTCACGAACGTCGTGAACAGGATGCTTAGGAGTCGAGGCGTCCTGCCGAATGCGAGCGGATGTTCGTTGCCGCGCACGTATGGGATGAGCGGGTATGCCTCTTCCGCGACGTAAAGAATTCCGAATCCTGTGGCTATGCCGTTGTCCATCCCGACGCTTCTCAGCCTGTGTATTTTGTTGAGCATCCCGACTCTTCCCCTGTTTTTGCTTTTTCGGTTGATACCAACAATTTTACGGTTTTTCATACGCGACATGCCAACATACCCAGTAAGGCAGATGCTTGTTTTACACCGTCGAACCGAAGACCTACTGGCCTTTCTTCCTGGGACTGAGGTTCAGACACTGCAGCCGGTAATGAATTCTGCAGGACACCAGTTTCGGGTCGAGTTTCCCATACGCATTCCGGGCCATGTCGATATACAGTCGACACCCCGGATCCGACAAAGCGAAATCACCGACACTCCAACCCAATGGTTCCTCCTCGTGAGACTTATGCCTCGCCATCAGAAAAAACAACCTCCGATTCACACCGATTCGCATCCGGATTCGACGGCCGACGCGCCGTCCAAGTTGGTCAAAAAAGGCGGGCATGCTGGAGGCGTTGGGGTCGTCACCCGGCATGCCCGCCGGTCGTGGTTCTTATTTGTTCCACTGCGGGTCGTTCGGGAATGAGATGGGCGAGCCGCCCCACATCTGCCTGTCTGAATTGATCATCGCTTCGGTGTATCCGCCGTCCATGAGACTCTGGGTCCTGAGGTCGAGGTCGGGCCTATAGTGCTTGGTGGCTGGCGGTATCATGCCCATCATGTCCCCGCTGTTGAATCGGAGGACTTCCTTGTCGGCTTCCTCGCCGGCGATCAGCACGTCGATGTTGTTGAGCAATGTCATCGCGCTTTTCGTGTACGGGATGTCCCCTCTTCCGATGCTTTCCGTGAAGGTGATTTTGCATTCCCGGAGAAATTTGATGTGTTCCAAGAGGTTTGGTGGTGTCGCTTCGACGAGGTGCGATCCGATGTTCGGTTCTGCCGTGAAGGTCATGTTGGCTCCTGTTTTTTTTTGATATCAACCGATTACGTTTTGTCGTTTTGGGGGAACCGCAATCGCCGTCTTCGGCATCGCTTGTGGTGGCCCTGAGGTAATTGCGTTGGGGGTTCCGCTGTTTTCTCGGTGTGTATCTTTTGTTTTTTTATGTGGACGCGTTCAGCATATCGCGACACTCCGAAGATTCACCCCCTCCCCTTAATTCTCTTTTACTTGTTATACTGAATACGTCCACATAAATCGAAAGAAAACAACGACAACCAATGGAAGAACACGACAAACGCTTCTGGCGAAACATGACATTCGCCCAGCTCAGAAACCGACGGGTACGAGTCTCCGCATACGGCGGCGACATGATCCTCGAATTCCGACTCACTCCCGGAATCGGACACACGCTCGGAGCCCGGCAATACACTGTCAACGGCTTCGACATCGGCGAACTGTTCCACGAAGGCCATGACGGATTCATGGAACTCACCCGGCAGAAAGCACCCGTCAGCATCAAGCTGCTACCCGACGAACCCGAATACAAAATCATCGAAGACATCACCGGCGTGCAACCCGGAGACGTCTTCGTGCAAACGAACGGGAACAAATATCCAGTACAGGAAATCACCGATGACGGCCATTGTCTAGTCCTGATTGACTCCAACACCTATCGGATTGATGACGACGCATTCGACCATGCTTTGCGACCGGCACCCGCACGAATTCCGGATCGCCCCGGACTGTGGGAGGACAAGTCAGACGGCCTGTACACCGTGTGGAAAAACGGTCAGGAGCTTTGGATCATGCAGATACGCGAGTCCGATGGGCGTTGGATGAACGGCCCTGCGCTGCTAATCGGCAAGACGGGAGAAAACGTCAACGATTCAACGACAAAGGATCTGTCCTCGAAAGCTCCATTCCGATTCCATGATGAAGAACTGTGAGGGGAGAGAATGCAATCCGTCACCAACATTTTCGACCAACTGCGTCTCTCTCCGCCTATTCCTGGACCACTGCACAAGAGAACGGTTGACGCTGCGGATCTTGGCACCACCGCCGAGGTTCTTGCCGCGGCGAAAGCCCTATACCGGCTCGTCGAAGGTCGTAGTGGCCGTCAGATTCTCGACTTCGGGCAACTCCCGAAACGAGATCAGAACCGGTACATCAACGAAGCGTTCAAAGCCTTCAACGATGCGCGAAAGGAAATGAAATGCGGTTCCGAACGAAAATCCTGAACCACTTCTGCCGAGGATGTGGAACCCTCCTGTCGGCAGATGAGAGACAGACCGGACTCTGCTCTTCCTGCTGGTTCGAAAAGGAGAAGAAGCAGTCCCTTAATGACAAGGACTGGCAGGAGGAACTGCTTCGAGAACTCGACGGATATCAGCCGATGGCGGGCCGATAAGAGACCGTAATTCAGAACGACAAGGAAACCGATGAGTATTTTTTTCATACAAGAAAAATCAGTTGACGGTTGGAAGCCCGCCTGGCATCGGAGTCTCATGCCTTCTTTCGAGAGCAAAAGACAAGCCATGCGCACCGTCCGAAGATATGTCACGCAACACGACCGAACGAGGCCAAGCATGTTCCGGATTCTCAAGATGAAGGTCTGATATGACGGTGCTGCGCATCGACAATGACGACGGATCATGCCGGCTGGAGATACCCGGGGCCAATCGCCGCTGGTCCCTGATCCTGTTGAGGGTTCCCAGCTTTAACGGGTTCAGCGCATACGTGACACCACAGGGCGGAAAGCTCGACGCGAACACTCCGAAAACATCCGTGTCAGACATCAGCGACCTGATTTCCGTACGCGACTTCATCGATGAAACCATCGCACAACACAATCAAGGACCAATCAGTGGCAGAAGAACAAACCCACTTTGAAATCATCGAATGCGAGAGCCACATGCCCGTGGCGATCCGTCAATTCGACTCGGAGGAAGAGGCCATGGAATACCTGAACATGCGTCTCAAATCAGAACAGCCAACCCATCCATCCGAACGCCATGAGGCACAGGAATCCGAGGGGACGACGGCGCAGGGGCTGCATGAATTCTCAGAACAGCTCCGCATCCAATCCATTCTGCGCATGCTGGAAATGAACGCGAGAGGAGAATTCAACGCCTTCGAACGCATAGAACTGTATGCCGCGCTCAACAATCAAAGAACAAGAAAAGCTCTTGGAATCACCGTCGAATCCTCTCCTTGCAAACAGAACCGCCAAAGGATTAACACGCAATGACATCAGGGAAAAAGCTCGATCGGGAAACCGTCGATTACCTTCGTACGCTGCCTGAAATCGTGCGCAGAGTGCAAGGCGGACGAATCTACTACACGAACTCCTTCAGGACGCAAGCGACGGCACGCTATGCCATGGGAGACCGGCCCGTCGACATCTTCCGCGACAACGGGATAGGACCCGAAGTAATCGGGTACAAGCGCATCGAACGCTGTATCGCCCGGTGGAAAGAAAACCCGGACGAATTATCCACAGTAGATAGTCGAACGTCACGTCTGAAGCGCATCGAGGAAGAAATCAAATACCTCGAGCAGCAGGCGAAGAAAATCCGACTGGCCGAGGATAAGGAGGCGAGCAAGCAATGAACGATCCGTTTAACCAGGAACTACCACACAAGGATGAAGCGGAACGCACCGTATTGGGTGCGATGCTCCAATCCCGTGCCGCCATTGACGAGGCGCGTCAGAAAATCACGGAAAACGACTTCTACCAGCCGAACAACAAAACGATTTATCGTCTGATCTGCGACCTGTCCGATCAACATGGCGACGTTGACACCACACTGCTTTGCATGACATTGACCGAGCGGAAAATGCTTGATCATGTTGGAGGCCTGAACTACGTCGGCAAGCTCATCGATTATGCTCCGACCACGTCGAATGTCGGCATCTACGCGGACATGGTCAAAGACGCGGCGAAACGACGCGACATCATCGCCATCGGCACCCGCATAGCGCAAATGGGTCATGCGAACGATGCCGACACCGACAGCATCATCGGCAACGCCTTGGACGAGGCGTTCCATATCGGCGAGGACGATTCCAGTACCGATTACAAGGACATCTATACGGTTTCCACCGATATGCTTGACCATCTCGACAAGATTCAGAAGGGGGAAATCGCCGAAGGAGTCCACACCGGATTCAGGGACATCGATGACGTGACCCACGGTCTGCAACCAGGGCAGATGATCGTCGTCGCCGGACGCCCGGCCATGGGAAAGTCCACGTTGGGAATGGACTTCGCACGGAATGCGGCCATTCACGACAACCAATGCACAGTCGTCTTCAGCCTGGAAATGAGCCGTGAGGAAATCGCGCAACGCCTGTTCTCCGCCGAGACGAACATTCCGTTGAATGTTTTCCGCGACCCGTCTCAGATGACCGACGAACGATGGCGAACCGTCAACGGTTTTTGGCAGAAGCTCAAGGACAAGCCATTGTATATCGATGATTCCGCGAATCTTAAGGTCCCTGATATTCGAGCGAAATGCCGCAGGTTGAAGGAGACAAAAGACCTGAAACTCGTGGTCGTCGACTATCTGCAGCTCATGTCCAGTGGGCGCATGACCGAGAACCGTCAGCAGGAGGTAAGCGACTTCAGCCGCCAGTTCAAACTGTTGGCCAAGGAACTGCAGGTGCCGGTCGTGATCCTCAGCCAGCTGAACCGCAACGTGGAAATGCGCGCCGACAAAGTACCTCAAATGAGTGACCTACGCGAATCCGGCTCCATCGAACAGGACGCCGACGTGGTGTTCCTCGTACACCGTCCCGACGCCTATGACAAGGAAGATAGGCCCGGTGAGGCCGACATCATCATGGCCAAGCATCGCAACGGCCCGACCGAGACTTTCCACCTTGCTTTCCTTGGAAGCAACAGCAAGTTCAAGGACATGCCGCAGGAATATACGACCGGAATCTGACCCACAGAAGAAAAAAGGAAAACCCAATCATGGACGCGAAAATCACCGCCAAAGTGGAAACCATCACCCCGGAAATAGCGAAAACCATGCTCGGCGAAAACGTCAACAACCGGCGTATCAGCCGAGACAACGTCAACTTGTTCGCCCGCGAAATTCGCAACGGCGAATGGCGGTTCAACGGTGAGGCCATCAAATTCGGCAAAGACGGGCGACTGCTGGACGGCCAGCATCGTCTGCTCGCCGTCATCGCCGCCGACAAGCCGTTGACCACGCTCGTCATCCGAGGGTTGGAAGACGAAACCCAGCAGACCATGGACAGCGGAAAAACCCGCACCTTGGGCGACGTGCTCACCTTGCGCGGAGAAAAGAACTCCACGCAGCTCGCCTCACTGGCCCGCGCCGTGTATCTGGCCGACCAGCTGGGCATGGAGGCCGCCGCTCAGAACGATTTGAAACCCACGCGCGGTGAGATTATCTCGTTCATCGACCAGACCCCGCAACTGGCGGACGTGCTCGCCGCATCACGCGCGTTCCGCAGCCAATCCGGGGACATGCTGACCAGCAGCATGTTCGCCTCGCTTTGGTGGACGTTCGCGCACATCGACACGGATGTGGCCGACAGGTTCTTCATGAGCCTCGCCAGCGGTGCGAACCTGCAAGCCGACGATCCGATCCTCATACTGCGCAACACGTTGATGGCTCAGCCTCACAAGGCCGGCCGTTCCACCCGCGACAACCGTGTACGCATCGCCGCATTGACCATCAAGGCGTGGAACAAGTGGCGTAAGGGCAAGCCTCTCCGCCAGTTGAAGTTCTCAGCCGGAGAATCGTTCCCTACGCCACTCTGACCGGTTATCCACGATCCACAACAACTGTCCACATAAAAAACAATCAACAAAAGGAACCATCATGGCATACAACAAACGCTACCGCGTCTCCCACACATTCGAGAACGGAAGCCGGTTCATCGGCACCATCGGGATAAGGAACGCAACCCCGGATTTCCCCGAAAACATCGAAGGCCGTATGATCGTGGAATCGGTTAACGGACGATTCCAAGGCATCTTCAAACTTGTCAACGGGACTGTCGGCCGCGTTTCTGGCGTAGTACTTCCACCTCAGCCAAAAAATTGGATCTTCGAGCCACAAGGTGCAGACAAGTATCTGCAAAACGAGACCGGGCCGAATGTCGAGCTGCCTCGCACCGAACTCGACATCGCATCCAACCGGGAACCCCAGTATGACAGTGTCCTCAGCGACGGGACTCCCGACGATGCGGAATTGTTGAGTCTCATCGCCTGACCGGAGCGAGAAAAAAATGGCCCAGATACCATCCGGATTCACGTTCAACGACGACATCACCGAAGACGCAAGCGAAAGATTCCCGCCGCCCGCATTGGGCTCCACCAGCATCAACTGGAATGACGCCGGCAGCGTATACGACGCGATTCAAAAGGTCAGCGAACAGTTCAAACAAGCGTTCGCCGACCTCATCGACCAGTCCGCAAAAGGCACTGACAATAGCGTGGAATCACGCCTGTTCTTCACCATCGCCGCCTACAGCGCCATGAACGACCTGCACGACATGACCGTCCCCATCTTCTCCAGCACGCTCATGAACCAGCATCCCGACTGGGTGCCGGTCATCAACGGCTGCGAAAGCAACGAGGAACTGATGGAAGCCTGGCCGGACGTGAAAACCGTGCATGACGCGCAAATCCAAGCGAACAAAACCGGACGACCGGTACGAGTCCATTTGAAGGACGCCGACGTGGACGCGATCATCTCAGTACAACCGATAAAAGAGGAGGACTTCCATGCTGAACGAGCGGCCTGAAGGCAAAGACAAATTCGGATATGTGCTTATCGGATTGCTTGTCGCCTTCGTTATAATCCTGGTAACTTCGGCTGTCATCTGGAATTCAAATCATCCTGAGAAAGTCCAAGAAAACTTTGAAAAAATCGACACCCAGCAAGCAGAAGAGAAGAAGGGCGCCAAGCTCGGCCCCTACACCATCCAGTTGAAGGACAAAAAAGTAGTGGACTGCGTAGGTGGAGCCCTATATACCTATAGCGGGATAAATGTTATACCAACCTGCGATTGGGATCACCCAAGACAGCTGGCCCCTGATGAGAAAGCCAACAGGCAAGCCACATACGTGACCCTAGGAAACGGCGAACAGGTTCCCTGTGCAGGCAACAGTTACATCGAATGCGGCTGGCAGTTGAAAGACGAACAATGAGCTTCACCAGCCTCACATCGCATGTAATCCTGCTAATGCTCGTCAGCTGGATGGGCGCCGAACTATTGGCCTCTGGGAATCGGATGATCCGTAGGGTGTTCGGGAAGCTCAGCGTACTGCTCGGCATGTATGCGTTGACATGCCTGCTGATAGACGTATCCAACCTGACCCATGGGCATGCCCCGTTCATCGGTCTGCCGGTCAGCGGAATCATGCTGTGCGTCGCGGTTCTGTATGCGATTCGACATATCGGCGGATACAGGAAAGGACAATGATGGTTGACTATTCCGATTGGTTGAATTCTCTGCCTGGGGAATTCCATCTGAATACTGGGTGGTTTCTGGTCATTGCAATCGTCTCCGTATCCGTCATGTTTCTGATACTCGCTCGCTGCAGAGACCTCACCGATAGCTTAGGTTGGGAAAAATGCCAAGCATGCATCACAAGCCTCATCATCGCCGCCTGGGCAATTGGACTGCTTTGGTTGTCAACTACAACCGGAACGGAGCCACAGTACTTGACGTTCACGGAAAAGACGGAACGGACGTTCAATGTCAGTCATCTGCGTTGCGAAAATATCGGCGGATGCCCATCCAAGAAGCTGCCGGAAGATAGAACCGAGGCCACGTGGCTGCAGGGCAACAGGTATGTCAAGGGGTGGATACTTGTGGACGGCAACAAAGTCGGTCTCGTTGGATCCAATGGAATCCTATTAACGGTTAAGGAATCGTAATGAGCAGGACAATGACCTATGAGCAGCTGGAGTTGAACGGTTGTTATGCGATGCTGTGCGAAGCGTTGCGCGCCTGGTATCGGATCCAACATGACCATATTCGCGAGATCGCGGCGAAAACGTTGAAGGATGTGTACGGGTACGAGTTCCATCTGAACGGCGGAGGCTGCTCATGGAGGCATCCGGAAACAGATCACGAATGGGCAGTCAACGGGATGCGCGCACTCGGATTGCCGGCTGACAAGTTTGAGGAGAATGCTCTGGTGCTCGCCCGACTGCTCGACGGGCAAGCGAAGGACTATGAGATAGCGTCTGGCCGTACTGTAGAGACTATGAGATCCGTATATGGTTCTGATAGTGAACGGTTTGGGGTGGTCGAGCAGTTCCATAATGCTTTCCGTCGTATCGCCACTGACTGGGATCGTACCCTAAACCGTAGTGTCATGGACAAGAATCTGGAACGATTGCTGCCGTTGGCTGCGCATGCTGTGCGAGAGCATCGGGAGGGTCGGACTCCTGATTTGCGGCCGATGCTGGGACTGTGTCGTAGGAATCTGGACTGCGATTGATCTATTTTCCTTTGCGGGCAATGACCGCATACATCCTTCTCCAGAATGGGTAGTCTCCAGCCAGACCATGGTCTCAAGATATCTGTTCTAAAGTGTCGTGCAACGGCTGGCGCATCGGGTGCCGGTAAAGCAACGACAAGGAGAAACGGATGGTTGATTCGACTGATGGAAAGTATCAACAATATATGTTCCCGAAAAAAATAGACGGCGAACTTTGCCGTTGGAAGCTCCAGAGGAGAATACTCCCGAATTGTCTCGGTCCATCGAATTCTAGATAGCGTCGAAGAACTCCCCCAGTTCCTTGACGCTATCGAAGCTCCGAACGTATTCCCGGTTCTTGACTTGGCGGCGGGCTTCAAAGTTGCGGGACTCTTTCGCTTCCCCTCTCGGTTCGTGCATATGGTAAGAGCAGGGCTTGTTGGGAGTAGTATCTATGGGCTTGCCAATGAGAATCATGACTATAGATTACAGCTGATTGGCAGGCCTAGCATACCAGTTAAAACCGCCAGTCGACGGTATACCATGAAGAGAAAAAAACGAAGACGAAGGTCCGTCCATGGCTCAAACCAGCATCATTAATTCAGCGAATGATTATTATCTCCGGGATCTGCTCAATCCGGATTCCTTACTTAAATATGTGATTCCGAAATATCAGAGAGAATACTCTTGGCGCAAGCCACAATGGGCTGCTCTCTATGACGATATTATGGGCGAATCGGGGTCTAAGCCTCATTTTCTGGGTACGGTCATCGCCATCAGCGGCGATGATGCCATTCACCCACAGCTGGAGCTGGTCGATGGACAACAGCGTATGACCAGTTTGTCGATTCTTCTTGCCGCCTTATACCGGGAGATGGCGGACAGGCGCGAACAGTTCATTGCGGATGAGAGCAGATTGTTCGAGTCCATTTCCTTGCGGAAAATGCTTGCCACAAACGACAATCCTCGACTCCGTCTTCAGGCTCAAGGCAACAACAATGCAGACTACGTGTATCTCGTCAGTTTGGCAATCTCCCAGAACGGACAAGCACCAACTCCTGTACCTCGATACTGGGGTAACCGAGGCATCGGTAAAGCATACAAGTATTTCCGCAGCCGAATAACCTCTGAGCTGGAAGGATCCACTGACCCGCTGTCCGTCGTGTTCGGCATGGCACGTCGAGTCCGGAACACGGTATTGGTCAAGATAGAAGTACCAGATCACGCCAGCGCCTTCACCCTTTTCGAGAGCCTGAACAATAGAGGGATGGATCTGTCCCCCATCGATCTGATAAAGAACGAAATGCTCGCCCGTGCGGATTCCGACAGGAATCTTAATATCGATAACACCTACGAGAAATGGATGCGAGTCATCGCAGCGGTCGGACCCGACGGCGGTGCCCAGGAGCGGTTCCTGCGCTACTACTACAACGCCTTTAAGTCCACGGTTGGCACTCCGGCGACCCACTCAAACCTTATCCGATTGTATGAGAATTGGCTGGATGAGAAAGGTGTGGATGTCCTATTGGACGAGCTTGCCGAGTCGGGCAGAGTCTACGGCATGCTTGCCGGCTCCACCGATGATTGCGGCCTACCCGCATTCAAGAAGATATCCGATTCACTTCGCCATGCAGGTGGAGCTCAGGGATTCATGCCTTTGATGTGGTTCACGGCGAACCGAGAACGTCTGCAACTATCCGACAAGGATCTTGCCCATATCACAATGATGTTGGCAATATGGTTCGTGCGCCGCAATTTCACCGACTACCCGGCAACCAACACCGTCCAACGATTGTTCGTCGCCATTCTCCGCAATCTAGAGGAAGACGAACCCCGAACCGCTGATCAAGTGATCCAATACCTGCAAGAACAACTCACGAAGCCGACGAATTATGCGTCAGATACACGCTTCGAGGAGTCTCTTCGGGGACCGGTGTACGAGGATAATCGTGACATGACACGCTATGTTCTCGCTGCGATAGCGCAAACCGGAATGACAGGCGAGACTTGGGTTGACTTGTGGCGTATGAACGAACGAGGTACCCAATACTATTTCACCATCGAACATATTTTCCCGAAAACCGAAAACATCACACAGGAATGGATCGATGCCTTCGGCAGCAAGGAGCAAGCGGAAGAGGTTCGTTCCACTTTGGTGCACACCCTCGGCAATCTGACCCTCACCGGGTACAACTCGGATCTAGGGCGAATGGGCTTCGAACGGAAACGCGACCGCAAGGACTCCGCAGGCCGCTACATCGGATACCGGAACGGCCTGAACCTCAACGATGATGTAGTGGACAAAACCAAATGGGATGCCGGAGCGATCAAGGCCCGTACCGATCGCCTGGTGTCCGTCGCGTTGAAACTGCTACGACTGCAATAACCCATCATAAATGTGTAACGTCTACACATTTATGATAGGATAAATGTGTAACGTCTACACATTTATGATAGGGAGAGGCTATGAGACTCCAACGGGCAGCACTGAAAACGCTCAATCAGTGGAAGGCCGCCCCAGACCATAAGCCTCTCCTGATCCGCGGCGCACGGCAGACGGGCAAGACGTGGCTGGTCAACGAGTTCGCGAATGGACAATACGACAACATCGTCTCGGCTGATTTCATGCAACGCCCCTCCCTGGCCGGGATATTCGAGCAGGATCTTGACCCGCAACGGATAGTTCGACAGCTTGAGCTCACATTCAATCAGCGGATACTTCCCGGCAAAACCCTGCTCTTCTTCGATGAGATACAGGAAAGCCCGCGCGCTTTGACCTCGCTTAAGTATTTCACGGAGCAAGCAACCGACTATGACATCATCGCCACCGGCTCCTATATGGGAATATCCAAGCACAGCAAAGCCTCTTTCCCCGTGGGAAAGGTCACCATGATGAACCTGCATCCGCTCTCCTTCACCGAGTATCTGGACAGCATCGGCCAGAACATGATAGCCGACACTATCAGGCAAGGACGGTTCGAGGATATCCCGCAGGCGCTTGAACCACGGATGAACGACCTGCTCAAAACATACATGTGGGTAGGCGGCATGCCGGCCGCGTTAAGCGCCCATCTGGACAATGGTATTCCACAGGATGTGCGGGCCATCCAACAAGATATCCTCAACGCCTATGACCTTGATTTCTCCAAGCACGCCGCCTATACGCTTGGCGAGCGTATCCGCCTCGTGTGGAACACATTGCCATCGCAGTTAGCCAAAGAGAACCGTAAATTCGTTTACGGTGTCGTCCGGCGAGGCGCCCGTGCGCGCGAATATGAGGAAGCGCTCAACTGGCTGACGGATTACGGGATCATTACCAAAGTCCCTTGCCTCGATGCTTTGCATATACCTCTGACCGGATATGAGAGTCTTAACACGTTCAAAATATATCTGGAAGACACGGGCATACTGGGAGCTTTATCTGGTCTCGAAGTGGACACTCTGGTAAACAAGTCGAAGCTCTTTTCCGAATTCAAGGGCGCGTTCGTAGAACAATACGTGTGCCAGCAGCTCGTAGTTCAAGGAATCAAACCTCGCTATTGGACTAATCCGAATCCTCAGGGCAGGGCGGAAATAGATTTCGTTGTGGAACAGGGAGACGAAATTTTTCCTATCGAAGTGAAATCCTCTTCTAATATTCGCGCGAAAAGCCTCGCATACGTCTGCAGCCGATATGGGCTACATGGAATCCGCACGGGAGAAATAGGCTACAGGGAGCAGGATTGGATGACAAACATTCCACTTTGGTGCGTAGATGGATTAAGTGCGTATCTCAAACGTCGAATCGCAAAAAAAGAGTAACCGGATCGATTTTTTGGTCAGGAAGTGCCGAGCAATCCATTTTTTTTGATGCTTTCTATTGAACAGACACACTTTTCAATGTTTCCGATGAATTGACTGATTCCTTGCGGTAAAGCGGAGACTGAGGATCCCCGAATAGCTAGACGGCTATCCGAAGTCCAAGAAAACATAGTTTCCGCTTACCGTAAGGAATCATTTTGTCCAACTCAGAAAAACAGCACACACATATCATTCCTATTCTTGCTGGCGCTACGACCGCTATCCTGTTGATGGCCGCAGGGGCTGGAACCGTGTATGCGGCTGACTTCAATGAAGCTCAAACCCAGTATGAGGTTGCTGTTCAGAGTGCACGGCAGTCCCACATTAATCTTGCCAAACAAGTCAAAGCAGTGCAGAAAACGGACAAGATTCCTGCCGGTCAACTACTAGGGAAAGACCATGATCTCGTGTCTCGTATGGATTCGGCCATGCTCGGAGCCAAAGGTCAGTTGAAGGAAAACATTGCCCACAATCCGGATGCGGGAAGAATGAGTATCAGTCAAATCCGTGAGCTGACCGAGACCATTAAAAACCAAGACTCAGCCAATATTTCTTCCTCTTCCATGCTGAACCGACTCGACTCCTATATCAAGGAATCGCAGCATTACAAGCAGCTCGACGACGCACGCGGTAAAGTCAAAGATTCGATCGGGAAAGCCAGTCAGCTTCTCGAAACGTCCAAAGACAACGTGGATGACGAAGCGCCCCGCCAAGCATTGCAGAAGACAATGGATGCGGCAAAAGACTGGAAGAAGTCCACTGATCTCACCTGGCTGAAAAAACAAGCGGACGTAATCAATTCGAAAATCCAGCCGGTGAAAGATGCAGTGTCCGCGCATGAACAGCGACTTGCGCAAGAGGCCCAAGCCGCAGCCGTCCAGTTCTCATATCAAACCTCGTCCACGGCCAACAGTTTGAACGCCAGCACTTATACGAACCCGGTCTACACGGGAAATGCTCCCGCATATCAGCCAACCCAACCAGCCGACAACGGATACACCTACATGCCCTCCACCACATGCGAAGACGGTGGATGGAACCTGCGTGCCCAATGCCAGGCAGCCATCGACCAGGGAGGCCTAGTCGAAATGCCGATTTTCGACGGGCTCGGCGGCTCACGTCTCATCGTTGGACACAACAGCATGGGCGCCGGGTGGATCGGACAACTGCAGCAAGGCCAATCCACTCCATACGGGACCGTGCAACAGGTGTGGCACAACGCGACGCCTGACACCATCAACAACAGTGGCATCGGAACCTATCTGCAGACCTGTGACCAAAACGGCAATCCGATAGTCGTCAAAGTCGGCTGACGGAATCGATTATGGGCGGCTCTCCGGGGCCGCCTTCCTCGTATGGAAAAAACAGTTCCCGAAAAAACAAGGCTCTGTTAAACCAACTTTGACATATGAACGAGGGGCGCTTATTCGAGAAGAAGTCCAGACCTTCAGTCTCTGGCCGTTATTATTAAATGGTTATCGATACTCTAAAGCCAGAGGTGTCCATGTCCAACATCAATGTTCAGGTTGCGGAAGTTAATGACGCATTCTTCAATCCGCGCCTTGCTGACAACCCATGCGTAAGCAGATACAATCTCAGAAAAGCTGACTTCGCCAATACGATGACAGACATCTATGAGTTCATGGGTGATCTGAATGTGATGAGCGTCGAACGTGGGTGGGGGCGATTCGAAGATATGCTTCAGCTTCAGGCACTGTCCAACGTTCTTTCAAACCTTCTTAACAGCACCATGGCGAAACATTCACGAGAACTTGTGGTCAATACTCTTCCAAACGGGCATCCAGATCTTATCCGAACCGGTATTTATCCAAACAATCTTGTGGCGGAAGCCGAAGATGGCGTTGAAATGAAAGCCACCAGAAACACCGGAGCAGCCGTTGACATGCATAGTGCAAGAGAACAGGACCTCTGCACGTTTGTATATCAGGTTGACGAACGACGAGATGACCCCGGTGTGCCAATCGCCGAAAGACAACCCCTCACCTTCACCGGAATATTCCTCGGACATGTCACCGAAGAGGACTATAGGCATAATGAGCGTGGAGAGCGTGGCACACGAACGGCCACACTTTCCAAGGATGGATTATCCTCCTATAGACGTAGCTGGGTCTATCTCACCAACGAGTTACGCGGAACGATATGGGCAAGACGCAGTCTCAATCTTCCAATGCTGTGAGTTTAGGAATCGCATTGCAGGCAAGATTGTAGTATTCGGAGTCTCGTTCAATGCCAAGGCTTGAATACCCCAATGATTCAGCAGCGGCTAATGTGGAGCCCGAACCGGCAAAGGGATCAAGGATCATGCCCATTCCTAGTGGCAGTGCTGCTCTGACTATTTGTCTCATCAGCTTCTGCGGTTTCAAAGACGGATGGTTGGCTATGGCCCGCTCTTCCTTGCGGGTCGGAGCCGACTTGATGACATCTCCAAATGGGTGATCGTCATCGATACGCCGCCAGCCGCCGGTACCATATTCGGCAAGATTGCGACCGGTTGTTTCATCCATTGGCTTGCGCATGATCACCCAAGGTTCAAATTGAGAACGAGGCATCACGCTTACATCCGGATATTCAGACTCAAATCCCTTTGGACGATCGCCCCCTCTCATGGTCTGGACCAATCGCACGAGCTGTCCTCGCGGTTCCAACCCGGCGGATTCCAAGGCCCCCGCTACAAGATGGCTCACAAGCGGATTTGTTGCCACGACGATGTTTGCGCCGGGGACAAGTACACGCAAAGCCTGTTCTCCGAACCTTCCGAAGAACTCGACTATCTTCTCTCGGTCAGCGTTCGTCAAAGTCGTAAATCGAGGCAGGGGGCTTCTTTTCGCGCCATCAAAGGATGGCGGAATCCGCCATACGCCTCCCTGCCCCTTGCGCAGTTTTGAAACTTGGCTCTTTTTGTACTCAACCAGTCCGTAAGGGGGGTCTGTCACGATGGCATGTATGGAAGATTCCTCAAGAGAAGCCATCACTGCGAATGCATCGCCCTGTATGAGAGTCGCCTTACCATATTCGAACCTAGACGTCGACTGACGGCTCATGGCATATAAGCCACGAGATACACGAACGATACCGCTGTCTGGCTTCTTGGCCTGCAATCGCAGTGACGAACGGATGCTGGACGATTCAAATGTTTCATTGAAAGAGTCCGCGATTCGGCACTCTATCTCAGTGACCGTCAAGGGAGCCTCCGATTGCGCCAATATGTTCGTAATAGCATCCCGAACCTGTCCAGGCTTCCGCACTTTTACCTCCTTGACGACGTCTAGACGTCATTATAGCACCAAAAGACGTCACATGATTGGCAAAATACGGCTAGTCTTCCCCTCTTGGCTGAGCCTTAAGTTCGAATGGCATCCCGTTTTCGCGTACTACGGCTTTGAGGAAGATGGTGACGGCTCCGGTCATGTTCAGCCCCAATGGCTCCAGCACCTTCATGGCCTGGTCCTTGAGTTCGGGGTCGAGGCGCATGGTCGTGGTGGGCGTGTTCGCCATGCCGTTCCCCCTTTCCCTGCAATATCGGATATGTACAGTGTACTTGCAATCTATGCCGCCATGCCCCAATACTCCATGTACGGCGGCATGATGCCGTTCCAGTCGCGGGTCACACCGGGGCATGGTTGCGCGTCCACCTGCCTGATGATGCTATCGTTTCGGTCGTCACGGAACGAGCGTCGCCACAGGAACCACGTCAGATAGGATTGCAGATGCTTCGTGGACACGCCCTTGAATCCGTGAAGGAACCCGTCGAGGTTCGAGTGGAGCGTGTTGATCCGGTTGATGCGATGTGACTTCGCGTCCACTTGCTCGAACACGGTGCCCAACGCCTCCAATGCTCCCGGATAGGCCGCCGCGGTGTCCGCCATGACGTGCGCTCCGTGCAGTATCCGGCCGTCCAACGCCTCGATTGCGCGTTGTTTGGAGATGACGCCGCGCCCGCTCAGTATGGCGAACGCCGTATCGGAATCGCTCACGCCGGTCATGATGCAGATCTGCTCCCTGCCAAGCCCGCGCTTGTGTAGGGAGGCTCCGCGATGGCGAGCGGTACGCGGCATGACGAACTTGCCCTTGGTGTGGTTGCCCTTGAAGCTCTCGCGCAGATACGTCTCGTCCAACTGGACGGATACGCCCGCACCGGCCACGAACTTCGGCAGATACCGTTCGAGGCATTTCAACAGACGGCGGCGCATGAGCCACGCGGTACGCAACGACACCTCGCAACGCGACGCGCAAGTACGCAATGCGAGACAATCCACGAAGCATTCCACGTACATCATCCACTTGGCGACCGGCAGCTTCGACCGACCGATCAGGGTATCCCGCGTCTTGGAGAACGTGCGCCGGCAGTCTCTGCACTGCCAACGCTGGGAGCCGTCCGGATTATGCCCCTTCCTTACGATGCCGATGGAACCGCAGCGCGGACATGCTAAGACATCGTCACGGCTGGCGATGGTCTCGTAGGCATCCTCGTAGATGACCTCACGTAATTCGCGCACCGCGCTCTCACGCTCGACCGGATTCATGCCCTTGAGCTGAATGCGTACCTCGTCCGCTAGCCTCATCGCCACCACCTCCAATACTGTAACCTCAGTGTAACTACAGTACTGGACGTAGAACCTATGTCAAAGCTGGTTTAACAGAGCCAAAAACAAGGATCCCGCCACCCCCGTGCAGATAATCTGAAAACCAACAGTCCTTAACGAGAGGCGCCCAAATGGTTGATTCCAGAAAATCCTTACACGCAAAGCAACAACGCCGTCGAGCGAACGGCGAATTCGCGGAGGAACAGGATACCGGTCTGCCCTCCGGCGACACGTTGACGGACTTCGAATGGAAGCGATTGAATAATGCGATGCTCGCCGCCGAAACGAACATCATCATGGATCCGGATGTAGCCGACTGCGCGGGATACGCCACCAGACGATTGGATGAGCTCATCGCCCGTCCGGCGAAACCGGGCGAAACCGATGACATGCCACTGATCATTGAAAACCTGCGATACGATCCACAGGCCCCGGGCGGCTCCCATGCCGACTATATCGCCGACCATATAGAGGCCGCATACGCCGGCATACCGGTCAAAGCGCCTGACCGTACGCAATTGGAACAAGAAACCCGACAGCATATTCTCGAAACCGCATTGGATCCGAACCGGGAGCTCCGCAAGCTCGGTTTGGAACCCGTACAGCTAGGCGAACACACGAACGCATACACGGGACCGCAGCCGGAGGATTGGGTCGGGGATTACGACGAGGAAGCTGCGGAACGCCGCTATGAAGCCGCATGGAAAGGAAAGCAGACCAAGAAGGCCCGGTATGATGCGGCGACGGAGAAACACCTGTCACCGTTGAACGATGACATGCGCGACCTGTACGTGAAGAACGTCGACCGTGGGCTGATCAACGGCAGCGCGTTCGATGACAAGATGGCTTTCGCTGACACGCTGCATGAGCTTCAGGAAGATGGCTGGAATCCGGAAAAAGGTAAGGAATACCGTCAGTCCAAGGACTTCAAGAAACTGGAAAAACAGTTGCTGGACGGGCGGAAACCGACTCGCCGATACCGTCAGATGCGCGACGCATTGTGCGACAACGAACAGGAATACCGACGGTTCATGGCCGCGAAACCCGACGTGTTCAACCCGGACGAAAAGGCGAAGAAGCCATTCGCCGGCCTTGGCCCCGATGTCGGCCAAGCGGCGATGCTGCGCCTGGCCGCCAAACACCGTGGCGTCAAGGGGGCGGTCGCCCTGGCACGCTGGGATCCGGGCATCGAATACACGGTGCCGGACGCGAAACACCACACGTTCCGCATGGAGCATGACCGGCCGGGAATCGGACACATGAGCGACGGCAGCACGTATCCGGTGGGCCACACCATCATCACCGCGAACGGCATTAAACCGTCGAGCGTGATGAGCTGGATCCACCGTGAAAAGCCCGGTTCTCCTGAATGGGAGCATCGGGCACGGCAACGGTTCATGGAACAGAATGGTGGCGACTGGCATTCTGCCAGCTGATCGTATTCTGCTTCGCTAAGCGCACCGAAACTCCGGTGCGCTTTTTTGTTTTTTTCAATATCCCATTTACGTGTTATATTGAATATGTCCACATAAAAAAATGAAAGAGGAAACCAATGAGCATCACAATCAACGGCCAAACCAGCCCAGCCACAGAATTCGCATGGGACGGCTGCCACAAAATCTACCTGCTCGACAACGGCGACGCCGACAAGAACGGCAAATACGGGTACATGCTCTCCAAGGACGGAGAAGCCGGATACAAGGTGCTGCCGGTCTCGGAACTACAGCGCGTATGGGACCAATCCTGCCCGCTCCGCTTCATCAACAACTGGGCGCTCGACAAGAATTATGTTCCCCAATGCTACGAGAAGCCCGTCACCATCGAAGCGCGTTGAAAGAGAAAGCCATGAAATCATACAAGACATACGCGGAAGAATACGGTCTGGATATCGAAGTCGTCCGATGGGTATTCAACCACATTCGCGTCACCCGATACGTCATGTCGGAACCTATCGGATACAAGATCGCCTTCAAATATCTCGGCCAGCCAGTTCACCTTTCATTATACGAAAAGCCATCACGACAGAAGCAAACCCGGAACTCGTTCCAGACAAGGATTAAACATGCCGTTATTCACGCGCGTAACTCTCAACCCAGTCAACCCGGACGTGCGCAAAGTGCTGCGCTCCCCCGAAGCGATTCACGCCGTGGTCAGCGCCGCCACCTCCGGCAGTAGCCGCCCGTTGTGGCGTTTGGATGGGGATAGGCTGTATATCGTCTCCGACCAGTTGGATACGGATCGGCTCGAAGCCCGCTTGGGCAAGCCGGTCATCAGCACGCTCGACTACCGGCCGTTCCTCGACAAGCTACAGAACGGTGAGACACGTCGCTTCGCGTTGACGGCCACACCGGTAGCCAGCAAGGACGGGAAACGCACACCGTTGCGTACGCCCGCCGGAATGCACCAGTGGGCGGAACGCAAGCTCGCCCAGGCCGGAGCCCGTTTGGATGCGTTGGATATTCTCGACGTTCACGCCACCCGATTCAACCGTCAAGGCCGCAAACTTACGTTCCACACCGTCGAATACACGGGAGAGATCACTATCACCGACCGTGACAAGCTCACCCAAACGATGCTCTCGGGTATCGGCCACGGCAAGGCCTATGGATTGGGTCTGATGCTGCTTTTCTAACCACTGACATGCGATAGTCGAAAGAAGTCTTATGGCAAACCATTCATTCAACCTCGTCACCGAACCATGGGTCCCCGTACTCGCAAACGGCAAGCACGAGTCCTACTCTCTGGAAACCCTGTTCGATCAGCCGACCTCTATCCGACAACTGGATATAGCCGACCCGTTGGAACGAGTCAGCATCATGCGACTGCTGCTCGCCATCATGTACGCGGCACGTCAGGAAGGATACTCGTCCCCGGCGGGGGCAAAACGCATCATGGAAGCCGGGCGTGACCAGGAAATCATCGACTACCTACACGCATGGGCACACCGGTTCGACCTCATGTCGGAAACAGAACCGTTCCTGCAAGTCGCCGGCATGATGCCGCAAGGCAAACCCAAGGACTACGGTTTCACCCGACTCCACCCCGCAATGCAACGCCCCCTCTGGCAGACCCACGACCCATACAAGCCCGTCACCCCTGCGGAAGCGGCACGAATGCTGCTCGTCTGCAACATGTACGATGTGGCCGGAGTCCACACCGGCATGAACGGCGACCCGAAAGCCGCGGAAGGCAAACGTACCCCACAGGGGGTGGCGCAGGCCGGAGGACTCGCTATTGCCATCATCGACGGAAACAACCTGTGGGAGACCCTAGTGTTGAACTTCTGTCCCACGAATAATGGCAACAAGCCCATCTGGGAGTATCCACCGCTCGAATGCGCGGACATGGAACCGGACGCCACCGGCCCCGCATACTATTACACGTACCCGTCCCGCCGAATCCGACTGCTCTGGAACACGGACGGCCTATGCACCGGCGCCTACGTCACCTACGGGAACCGTTCCGAATGGACGACCCCGGAAAACGAATACATGGCCTTCTGGACTCAGGACAAGACCGGCAAACCCAAACCGGTGAACCTCACGTTCGGCCCGCTGATCGACCGACCATTATGGACGCAATGGGATAAGGCGTTCGTTGAACCTGACGGCGACGAACACTATCCCGCAACATTCTTATGGGCATCGAACTTCAATTCGACCGTCAGCTTCGACACGGTTGCAGCCCAATACGGCAGCCAGTCCAGCAGCATCGCACGAATCCGCCAAGACCACATGACCTTGGATATGCGGCGTATCCATGAACATGCAAACGTCAGCGCCATCGTGGACAAACTCGTCAAACAGGCATGGCCGAAGGTCGGCAACGGAGACAATCCGCATGATGCTTGGGCCAAAGCCGATACGGCGATGCTCCCCTATCTGGCAGGCGGGAAGGAACCCGACCTTGGCTAACAGCTACCTCGCCTGGGCACGACCCCGATTCGCCCGTCTGCAAGACGGCTACCTGAACGGCACTTACACGCGCGCCGACCTCGCCAACCTACGCAACAGTTTCAAAAAACCTTGCGGCTCGGATCCGAAGGCATCCAAATGGTCGTTGAACGGCATGGACTACCGCGGGTACGCGAAACCCACGCGCATGGAACATGCCTCATGGTACGCATTCGGCCTATACGCCTACCACCAGCAAGGCAACCAATACAAACCCATGTACAAGGAAGGCGAACGCTTCAACAAAGCGTTACGAGCATTGGCGGACACCGGCGAAGATGTTGACGGACTCTACCGGAAACTGTTGAACGCCCACAGCATGCAGGAAGCCGCACCATTCTGTCTGAGAATAATCCGACTGTTGAACGAGCACGACATTCCACTGGACCACGCCCTGCTGGCATTGGACTTGGCCAGACTCAACAAACCGGACTCCGCAGACATGGTACGACGCGACTGGAGCCGACTGCTCGACTGATTGTCCACCAGATTGCCAGCACTGGACAATCGGCTCAGAAAATAGGTAACAAACTTGCATAATAGACCCATGCATGGTCTCGAAAACGTTGAAAACTAAACTACCTATCCCGCAGGCGCGGGGATAAACCTAAACCGCTTGACCTCGCTCAGATCGGGTTGACCAAGGAACCTACCCCGCAGGCGCGGGGATAAACCCATTGGCGATGGGGTTGTTCGCGGCTTGGCGAAACCTACCCCGCACATGCGGGGATAAACCTGACGATCGACTCGCTCCTTCTGAACCGGAATGACCTACCCCCCGCACACGCGGGGGATAAACCGTAGCCGTTGTTCTTGCCGACGAACGCGGCCATGCCTACCCCGCACACGCGGGGATAAACCTTGGAACGCGCCGTTGCCTGTACTGCAGGCCAAACCTACCTCGTACACGCGGGGATAAACCTGTGAACCGCTTTTATTGACATCTGACTTTTGTCTGTTATACTGAATATGTCCACATAAAACAGAAAGAGGAACCAATGACCAACATCATCGAAAAACCCAAGACCAACACACTCATCGAAGAATACCGCCAACAGGCACTGGCATACGGGCACGAAAAAGCAATCCGCACCTTCGCCACCCCCATGCTCCAAGCATGGGAGAAAGCCTGCGAAGGATACGCCGACGAAGACACGGAACTCGAAGGGTTCGCGGACCTCATGTCCGAAGTATTCAACGTCAGGGATGCGGCAATCGCCGCCGCCATCAACCCACGATTCAAGATCGGGACCATCATCAATCTCGCGGCGAAAGCCCACACGCCATACTATAAGAGGCTTCTTTCCAAAACACTTGCCGACGGGTTCACCAACCCCGACATCAAACCCGACCACAACCGGCTACACAATGCCATCACAACCGCATGCGGTCTCACCGACCTTGCCTCGGAGAAGAAGTACCGCGCCCATCCCCTTGCCGTCGCCGCCTATCTCTCATGGTGGGGCGGGAAGATGGAACAGGCATATTCCTACGCGATTCTCGCTCTCGATGCGGACCGGACCACGAGTCTCGCTGCACTCGTTCTGGCCGCGCTGTCGAAGGGCAAAAAGCCCGCCTACCTCAACTAGTCCTCACCATCGTTCGCGGGGGCTTCCCGCCCGACAGCCCCCCACGGACAAAACGGAACCAATCCACCATCCACCAAAGAAAAACCAAATATCAGGAGAAACAATATGGGATTGTTCATCGACATCCACGCCATCCAGACCCTTCCGCCCGCCAACCTCAATCGCGACGAGAACGGACGACCCAAAACCTCCATCTACGGTGGCGTGCCACGTATGCGCGTCAGCTCACAAGCATGGAAGAAGGCCATTCGCGACAACTTCCGCGACACCCTCGACACCGGCAGGCACGGGGCCCCACCCCCCCGACTCATCCGTACGAT